ATGGAAGTAGGTGAACTTGGATATGTAGAGGGTATTTCAAAAATAATAGTGAAAAACTTAAATAACTTAGATGAAACAGAAAGACCAGTACATTGCACAGATAAAAAAAGAGAAACAATGTATGTAAAAGATCAAGGAGAATGGAATAAAGAAGATGATAATAAATCTCAGTTGAGGAAAGCAATTACAAAAGTAGCAGATAAAAATATAAGATTACTTCCACAGTTTCGAGAGAAATATCCAGAATATAAGAATGCTTCTTCAAAAGTATCAGATAAATATGATAAAATGGTTGTAGAAGTTATGACAATAGATACAAACAAAGAGGACAAAATAATACGAAATATATCTAATATAACTACTATTGATAAAATGATTAAATAATGCCAAAATGATTTGAACTATATAAATTTTTGAATCTAAAATGTAATAAATATTTAAGTATTATAAAGACAATATACTACATCATGAAGGGAAAATCGTTGATTTTTGAAAAAATGGGCATTTTTTAGTCCCTACATATGAAGAGAAATCCACTGATTTCAAAAAATGAAAAGTATTTTAACTTTTCAAAAATGGACAAAAAAAATGTCCAAAATTGGGTAGTCAAAATACTCCTTACTGACCGAATTTTTCTGTGACGATATTGAAATTTTATCGTCACAAATTAAACCAAATATTTTTTATTTGTGATTGTAAATTTTTTATAAAAACTTAAAGATTTTTTCTCAATGGAAATAAAATGGAAACTTTAGGAAACGAGGGAAACGAGAAAAACGAGAGTTTTTATTGTAGTAAATGTGACTTCTATTGTCGGTTTACATCTGATTGGAAAAGACATATTACAACACGTAAACATATCAGACAGTGTCAAGAGGAAACTTTTGGAAACGAGTGGAAACAAAACTCGGCAAGTCTAAATATTGTATCATGTGAAAAATGTAATAAAGAATTTCAATCTTCTTCTGGTTTATGGAAACATAAAAAAAAGTGTTCTAATAACATAAATAATCAAACTATAGAAGAAAAAGCAAAATCTATTACTGATAAAGATGAGCTTATTATGTTCTTAATTAAGGAATGTAGTGATTATAAAAATATTCTTGTTGAACAACAAAATATGTTTGCTGAACAACAAGGTATGATGATGAAGGTCATTGAAAATGGTGTGGGAAATAATAGCCATAATAATAATAATAATAATAATAATTCAAATAATAAGACATTTAATTTACAAGTATTTTTAAATGAAACGTGTAAAGATGCGATGAATATAACTGATTTTGTTGAATCTATTAAACTTCAATTACCTGATTTGGAAAAATTTGCTGAAGTAGGTTATGTTGAAGGAATATCCAATATCATTTCGTCAAATTTAAAAACACTTGATGTTACACAACGACCAGTTCATTGTACTGATAAAAAGAGAGAAACAATGTATATTAAAGATGATAATGAATGGAAAAAAGAAGATGAAAATAAAACCAAGCTTAGAAAAGCAATACAATATGTTTCAAATAAAAATATAAGATTGTTGCCCCAATTTAGACAAAAATATCCTGATTATAGTAATTCCTCTTCAAAAATATCGGATAAATATGATAAAATGGTTATAGAAGTTATGACAACAGACCATAATAAAGAAGACAAAATAATACGAAATATATCTAATATAACTACTATTGACAAAATGATTAAATAGTAAGGATAGATACCTTTGGTGAAAAATTTAATTATATATACATACATATATATGTATACCAAAGGTCACAGAAAAAGAGGTGGAACTCGTAAAAATCATTCAAAGCGAGGTTCTTCATTATCTGCGTTTCAAAAAGAAATAGCCGTTGTATTTTTAGAAATGCTAATGATGGTAAAATTATTCCATTGGAAAACAAGTAGTTATGCTACACACAAAGCAACAGATGAACTTTATACTAAATTAAATGCTAATATTGATGATTTTATTGAAATTCTTTTAGGAAAATCAGGTTCACGCATCGATTTAATGGGTAATAAGAAGTTTAAACTAATTGATTTATCAAGCCAAGAAAAATTAAAGAAAGAAGTTGAAGGATTTAAGGGTTATTTAGTCAGTTTAAATAATAGTAAAGCCATGTTATCAATGAGTAATACTGATTTATTTAACATTCGTGATACAATTTTAGGTGATTTGAACCAATTTTTGTATTTATTAACATTTAAATAATTCTGCGAATTTATAGTAAAAATAATATATTGTTTTTTATTATAAATGGATAACAATTTTTCAGATTCTATATTACAATCAAGCGATTCTATAATTCCATCAAATTCTGGTAGTGAGAGTGGTTTTTTGGATGGTTTGAAAAATATAAATATAACTACATGGTTATTAATAATTTTAATTTTGGCATTTTTAGGGTTTAATATTTTTGCTTATCTAGCAAAAGGAACTCAAGATATATCAAATGTGTTTGCTCCAATACTACATAAGATTTTTGGAGTTACGACATTAGTAGCGAGCCAAGCAGTGGATGTTTCTGCTGAAGGAGCCAAGGAAGTTGTTAGTGAAACGGCAGGTGCTTTAAATAAAGGGTTAACTGCGGTTCAAGATATTACACCTAATGGTGTTCCGTCATCTATGAAAGGACAACCAATTAATAAAGAACAACAAATTGATGATATACAACAAGCTACATTAAATAAAGCTTTAAATTCAGCAGAATCACAAAAACCACATGAAGATTATCAAGCAAATGAAGCTTCCAGTTCTGTTCATAACGCTGGAAAATCAGGTTGGTGTTATATCGGAATGGATAGAGGTTTTAGAACATGCGGTGAAGTAGGTGTAAATGACACATGTATGTCTGGAGACATTTTCCCAAGTCAAGAAATTTGTATGAATCCAAGATTAAGAGCTTAAATATAATATATTATCGTAAATATTATATGTAATTTTTATATGTAATTTTTATGTCTGTTTATACAGCATTAATTTTAATTAAATATGTTCTATCACCAATTGCTGATACACCAGTTAAAGTTTCTTGATCCGCTGCAGCTTTGACAGTTAAAACGAAATATAACTTATCTCCAGCATTAATTGGAGTTTGATACCAAAAGCCTCCAACATTTAAACTTGTAAGATCGCTAAATCTTGATGGGTGATTTACAAGAATTTGTCTTAATATTGCTTCAGAAGGAGAATTACCAGAGGCATCTACAGCATCATTAGCTGCTAAACCAAGAAGAATATCATTAAATTCAGTTTTAAATGTACTATTTAAGTTCGCACGCAACTCAGACTCATTGTTAAATAAATCAACGCCAAGGTATGTGTTTGTTAATTGTAGAGCTAAATATCTAACATAATCATATGTAATATTGTTATCAGTTGCGTTAGATTGTATAGGTGAAGCATATAATTCAGTATTTGTATCTATATCAATTCCAAGTGGATCAGTTCCAGTAGTGTAACTAACTTTATACAAAATATCAGTAGCAACTGTATTATCAATGTCTGATGCATCTGTGCTGAATTGAAAAAGGTTACGAAGTACATTGTAACTAACATCTACTTCAGCAGAAGCAGAAGCATCAAAAGAGACAGTAACACCATCAGTAAATGTGGCAGAAGAAGCGTCAATGCTAACGGAAAGTTGGTCCAAGTAAAAATCTTGCGCACTCATTATAATATACAAAAATATTATAATTTTTACAGAAAAAAATTATAATATTTTTACTTATATTTCCTAAATTTTCCTAAATTTTCCTAAATTTTACAAACTATATTTATTTAATAAACTATTAATTTTAGTTAAGTTATAGTTATCATTTTGAGGAACGCCGTAAGTCGAATCATATTCATCAATTGCCTTAATAATATTATTTAATAGATTAGGTTCAAACAATAAATTATCAGGAAGTCCATATAATTGAATATAAATGTTATATTTGGGTTTAAAATTAGCGTAAGTTGATTTCACTGAAACATCTGCTAAATATAAACTTTTATTTAAATTATTTATGTATTCTTCTAATTTTACAGAATCATTTAAAATTATAGAATCATTCTTCCATTGTTCTGCGTCTAATAATGTAGAATAAACTAAATTTTTATTATCAAAAGAAGTTTTAATAACTAATAATAAGTCTTTATAAATTTTTATAGTATTGTATAAATTACAATCAGTATTTTCATTAAATAACTCCTCTATATTATTTAACCCTATATTTAACTCATTATAAGTATCAATTGATATATAATCATTTGTATTACTTCCTATGGTTGAAATATATAACGAAACCAATTCATTTATTTGTGTTATAACAGTATTACTTAATAAATCATTATATATATCAGAAGAACTACCAGAACAACTACCAGAACTACAAATTTGTGTGGATATAATTGTTAGTAAATTATTCATTGAAGATGATAATGTTTGTATTATATCATTCATATTGTTAATAGATGATTCAATAGAATTTAATTTATTAGAGATTTCTGGTATGTCAGTTAGATTATTGTCTATATTATTTATTACACTATCTAATTTTATATCAATTGTTGTTAGAAGAGCATTATTTGTTGTTAGAAGAATATTATTTATATCCGTATTATTTGATGTTTGAACATTATTTCCACCCGTACCAATTGGTGTTTGTGCTGGACCATTATTTCCACCCGTTGAATTTGTAGAGGAATTGCTAGGGTCAATTTGTTCAGTTGTATTTAAAGAAATATCTGTATCATAAAAAAAAATAGGATAAGACATATTTGATTCTATATTATTTAATATAGCTGTCATAGATATAAAACAATTGGAAACATCAAAATTACTTATAATGGTACTATACATTTCATCATTTGTAACATTATTATATAAATTGTTGTTTATATATATATTAAATGAATCAGCACGATGTATATTATTCATTTTCCAAGAAAAATGAATGTTATATTTTGTATTTTCTAAGTTTTCAATATTTTTTTCATAAAATTCTAAATTTAATACAGGTGAACAAGGTTTATCAGGAATAATCGCACTAACAAATCCTTTATAGCCAGAAGGCCATTTATTACCGCTATTATTCATAACATAACGTTGTCTGGGAAACCATGTTTGAACCTTATTATTCCAACATAAAAGAGAACCCCCAGGGACATTTGATGCGGAAGCAGGATGACATGTGACAATAGGGTTTATATCAGTCTTAATAATCTCTCCAGAACAAGGATTTGCAAATATTCCGCAAACTAATGATCCGCCATCTTGTATTGAATTTCCAGAGCAATTGTTTGGATCTGGAATGCCATAAGCAAATGGTCCGGAAATATTATTGGGTGCGCCTGGAATTTGATTAGGGAATTGATATGTACTATATCCAACTCTTAATAATCCAGTAGTGTTTGGATTAGAATATGTTTGAGATTGTGTAGCAAATACTTTGGTTCTATTAGGACCATTCATTTTAGCGAGCTGGGAATATTTTTGCGCTTTAGTCAATCTGGCACTATTGCCTTTATATTGTAAAATATTACCTTTATATATTTGTTTTTTTTCATAATCAGATTGTGTCTGTGATACAATCTGACCAGTTAGTGGTATATATATTTGATCGTATGTAGCACCAGGGTTAGTAAAAGTACATTGGTTTTGTACTCTGGACCATACTCTTGGGGGTATTGGATTATAGTTTGACATCTATATATAGGTTATTTATTAAATTGAATAAATAATCTAAATTGTTAATAATTCTTAAATTCCCCCAGGTCCTGTTGGATTATAAGCGTCGCCAGCTCCATAAAAAAACCATCTTAAAGATAAGTAATTGTATATTTTGTCGGACATTCCATTTTCACTAATCATTGTAGTATCAGGTCCTCCATTAATTATTTTTTGAATAGCAGCAGTTCCTAAAGCATAATTATAGTACCATAAATTAGAAATATATCCATCAAAACCACCATTCATAGCAACATAAACATCTCCATAATTTTGTTTAGGAACACCAATAAGATTAACACTTCTAGCAATAGTTCCATTAATATAAACATCCAGTGTTGTATTTTCACATCTGATAATGACATTAAACCATTTGTTAATCGGAATATCTGGTATTATAATTTCTTCATTAATAACATTAAAAGTATTCATAACAACAACTAAAGAATTAGTATTAGGTGCAATGTAAAGTCCAGGAGCATTATTAGGTTGAATCATCCCATTTTCAGTTAAATTGCTATTTCCTTTACTAAATACATGTTTAAATATTCCAGCATTTGTTTGAAGATTATTAATAAATATCCATGTAGACCATGTAAATTCTAATCCATCTGTAGCATTAACAGAACGGTAAATAGTAACAGCACCATTATTACTGGGGTCTTGTTGGAAGGTAATCATTTGTGTAGCATCAACCATACCATCAATTAAATGAGGTGATTCATTAGGTTTCAAAAAATATGATAAAACAGATATTCCTAATCTTAATAAAATAACAAATCCAAAAAGTACTAATAATAAAAAAGCAAATTTAGCTACTAAACTATTAGATTCTAAAAATTCCTTAGTTCCAAAAGTTCCTTTATTTGTAGAAAATGTATTAAATACTTGATTATCACTCATTGTATATATTAAATAAATAAGAAAATTATAAATAATAATAATAAATTAAATGGTTACACTACTTTGTGTTGTTCCATTTTCAACTAAAGATATTTGAACTTGATAAGCATTGAACATACTTGACCAACTAGAATATCCTTTAGTGTAGATATTCCAAGCTTGTTGTGGATTTAGTGAATTAGGATAATATTGGAATTTTGAAGTCCATCCATCAAAACCACCAGCGGGAGTAACATAAACGTTTGAATTATTATTAACGCTTGCTACACCTGGTAATAAACATGTTCTTACTAATTTACCGTCAATATATAAATCCATACTTCTTCCATAAACACTAACAATCAAGTTAACCCATTTTTGTATAGGAACATTTGCTACAGAACAAGTATGAACCACAGTATTTCCACCCTCTGTTGTGGGTTCTTGATCAGTACCGGGATAACAACCTAAAGATACAGAAATATTATTTTCGACAGCACCTAAAACAACAGCAGGACAAGGATCTAAACCACTAACTCCAGGAACTGAACCACTGTTACTATCAGATTTAGCACCCATTCTACCAAAAATAACCTTAGATTCACCATATCTATAATTCCAGTCGTTTATGTAGAACCATATAGAATAAGCAAAATTGCTGGATGGCACACCCGAATCATTTGTCGCCAAAGTAGAAGCACTAATAGTTGATGATGTTTGTCCATTTTGCATATTTTGTAATGTATATGGGTCTGATAATATATATTTCAATAACATAAAGATTAATACTATTACAACTATTGTAATCACAATACTTAAAGGATTCATTGTATAATATAGATTTAGAAATTTTCTATTTAATTTACCAAATTAAATAAAAAATTTAATTAAACTATTGGATATTAATATTTTATGTTAAATAATAACTTGATTTACAGTTTAACTATAATAGTTTCGCTAGAGTCATTTAGTGTTGGAGGTGTGTTATTTTTAACAGAATTATAAATATAATATAAGTTTTGTGAAGTTAACGCGCGTCTAAAGTAAATAACATTACAAATTCCTCCTTTTATTCCGTTATTCTCTCCAATTGTTAAATTATCAAGTGTATAATATGGAACTACTTCTATTGATGACTTAACTAATTCACCATTTAAAAAGATATCCATTGTTCCTCCATTATAATTAATTATAAAATTGTTCCATTTTTGTAGCAATAAATTATCATTTATGTAAATAATTCTATTACCTTCGCTATCAAAATCAGTCAATTTATTTTTTGTTACATCTTGTAAATTTTTCTGTTGCATTGTTATCATAAATGAATTTGTTTTACCATTATACAATAAATTAGGTTTATTACCAAAATTTAATAATGAAGTATATTTATTGTAACTTTCATTCATATTTGGACCAGCAGCATCCAAAAATACCCAACATGATATAGCAAATTGATAATTAAAATTATCGCTGCCATTTAAACTTTCATAACTCCCTAGATTATATTGTGTGTCTGTATAAACAGGCTTATTTACTAATTGTGTGCCACCTTGTGAACTTATTAAATTTAATACTGATGGTGAATAAAAATACAATATAAATAAACAAATAGCTATTATAAGCATTATTATTGATCCAGCATTTGTAGAATTGAATTCACCAACGAATAATTTTCCGATCCAATCAAAACCACCACTCATTAAACAAGGTATGTATAGCATTGTTGTAAATATTAAATTAAAAAACCCATTTTTCTTTGAATTTCCAGCAGGAATTTTTACATTTATTGTTTTATATATCAATCCGAGAACAATAGCGACTAATAAGATGTTTAATATAAAGCTTGTAATACTAGAATTACCAGATAAAGCCTCAATATTATAAGAAATCCAAAAAATTATTAAACCTGAAATGACTAACCCAAATAATATTAGTAAACTATTTTTATATAAACTTACATTAGGTGTCATTGTATTATTACTAAATAAGTTAGAACCTAATAAAACAGTCCATATTATACATATTATTAATAATAATATCATTACTCCAGATGATTTTGTTTTGTTAGCAAAAAAACTGTCTTTATTCTTTGAAATCATTATTGTCATTACAATTAAAAATACTAAAAATAAAATTGTACCATATGTTCCAAATGATGAAAAATTATTTAAAAAATTTGGTTGATTACTGCCTTCTTTTCCTGGTAAAGTTAACAAAATAATAACATATAAAAAAGCAAAAACAGCTATAATAATTGTAAGTAATAATGAGTATCCAAAATATTTTTTAGAAGCACCTCCTGGATTTATATTATAGAAGGTAATGACAATAGTAATTAAACAGAATAATAAAATAAGCATCTTAATTCTTTCATATCCAATATTAAATTTTTCAATATAATTATCACTTGCGCTTTTGTAAAACGATAAAGCTCCTAAACAAAGCATTAACGGGTTAATAATATAAGAATAATTATTTAAAATATCTTTAGATACCATTGTATAGAACAAAATAGTGAATATAGTATAAAGTATAACATAAGTAACATTACCGATTTGTTCAAATAATTCTTTAAATTCTTTTAAATTTGGTAAAAGTATAATACACATACCAAAAACCAATAGAGAGAAAAATAAAATAATAAAAATATTAGCAATTATTTCTTGTTGAGATTTAGATACATTACCAAATGAACTTACATTAAAATCATAAAAAACCATAAACATCATAATAATTAAAAAACACATAACTGCTGCCATTGTATAAAAAATTTTAGGAGTTTTAAATTGTGGCAGTAAATTTTCATTATTTATTTGTAAGTTTGTGTTATCCATATAATATTATAATAGAATAATAAATTTTATAAACAATTTTATAAACAATTAAATCGGGAAAATAATATATCTATATAATGCTTTATTGATATCATCCTCAATATTTTTAATGTGAATTTTTTCCCAATAATATGAATCATTTAGTTTTTCGTCACCTAATATCCATTTTGTTTCTGTGTCTAAAATTTTTTCCGCTATTTTATTTGCTCTATTATAATGAAATTCTGATGTGATCACATATACATCATCGTATGCTCTATTAATATTCTTCAAATAATTTCTTGCCATTATAAAATTCTCTGCTGTGTTTGTTGCTTGTGTATCATAAATATAACTCCATTTATTGTCTTTTGATTTGTCTGTATATTTTTTCTCAAACTTTGAAATTTGTTCTGCCATCTTTTCTGCCTCTGTAATAGTATCTTCATTTGGATTCTTAATTCCACCACTCAGAAACCAATCTATATTGGTAGTGTTAAAATTATCAGCAAAAACCACCGCGGTTTTAATTCTATTTTCTAATAATCTGAAAATATTACAACCAAGAAGAATTAGTAAGATATTCATTTTGATGTTACCTATATTCGATTTAGTATAATACTTATTTATGATATATGCTTTCAATTTTTTACTTTACTCAAAATAAATTTATCATATTTTATTTTTTGTATTGCGCATTATACTAATCTGGTATGTCATTTATTATGTATTTTTAGTAATTATTACATATTTTCACTGGCAGTCTTTTTACCATGACAATTGCGACATAATGCTATTAAATTTTGAACATCATTGCCACCACCATATTCTAAACGCACTTTATGATCAATCTCAAAAGTATGGTCTAATTGATTATGACAATGACCACATTTCCATTCTTGATTAGAAGCAACATATTTCTTTTTTGTTTCACTAACAGAACGCTTAGTTCCACCTTTTCCTGAACTTAAAATTCTTTGCTCTGAACAAAATCCAGATGTTTGCGGAGAAATTCCATTAAATGACTCCATAAAACTGGAATCAGGAGTTCCTGTAAAATCAATAATAGGACTTAACATATCAATTGAATTTTTATCTATTGGTAAATATTTAATATAATTATTTGCATATAATAACATATCTTTACCCTTGCTTGGATTTTTTTTTAATAAATAATAAATACCTATTCCTAGAAGAGCATAAAAAATCATCTTATAATATTTTTTAAAAGACATCATCATTTTTGTATATTTTCCATCAGCATATGTATTATATACAAAAAATGCTGTTAATCCTAATATAAATATTTCTAGTCTCATATTATATTATTAATTTATAATAAAATAATACAAATTATATTTGTTTAATTCTTCTTATAAGCAACAATTGCATCAGAGTGTTGATTATTTATTCTTAGATTTATTATTTGAATTACTTACGTGTACAGAAGCAGGCATAGACGACATAGCTTCTTGACCATAAACATCTTGTAATTTAAGAGTTCTCATAATTTGTTTCTGTTCGTGAGTAACACGATAAATATTTAACATAGCTAAAACAACAATAATATAAGGTAAGAGAACTAAGAACCAAGAGATAGATGTAAAACCCTTTTTACATAACCACCCCAAAACATAAGTCCAAATAAACGCAAAAACTAATTTCATGAATATCGCTATAATCGAAACACCACTAAATAAACCTATAACTGATGCAATGACCGCAATACCAAAATAAATTTTTGCTGGAGTACATAACTTACTAAAATCCTTCATCTATATATCTAATATATATTTTTATTTTAATGATAATAAAAATGGTTTTTTAAATTTTTTCATTAATGGTTTTCGCTTAAATATTCTGGATTTTTTAACCTTTATTGTTTTATTTTTTTTTATACCACTCGCTAAAGGAGAGTTCAAAGTTTTCTTTTTTCTATTTACAGATTTATGTATATAATAACCTAATTCATTTAAATCATTAATTAATTCTGTATTATCATATGGTTTATGTCTTGGTGTATATAAATATTCGTTGAATATATCTTCTATTTTTTCTAGTATTTTAATTTCGTTTTCATTCAATGTTTCCCGATTATTTGATAACATTTCGAGCATTGGATAATATGAAGTAATAAATCCCCATATATCAACGATTTTAATGTAAACTTCATTTACATATTCTCTCAAATTTAATGAACCATCACTTTTAAATTTTGTATAATGAAGCAAAACATCAACAATATAATTGACTATATATGGAAGAGTTATTTCAGTTTCTATTAATGCTGGTTTACTATCACGCGAAACGCTTGATAATTTATTATTATATAACATAAACATAATCTCATTAATAAATTTATAGTGACCAGGACCTCTTTCTTTCATCCAATACTTTAAATAATCAATGACAAATATGTTTAGTTCTGTTTTATTTACTTCACCTCCATCATTTAGATAGTCAGAGTATTTTCTATAAAAATCATCTGTAAATATTACAACTGAAAATGGTACATTAAATTGAAGTGGTCTATTTCTCCAATTTTTTGGAAATACAATACTTTTATTAGGAGTATAATCAACCGAAAGTCCCCAATCGATTAATCTTGCTTTTCCTGAATCATCAATTAAAATATTTGAATCTTTAATATCACAATGATATATATTACGTTTATTCATAGGAATAATACCTTTTTTTAATAGTTTTATTAATGCTAAATTAACATTATACATTTTTTGTAATGAACCATTTTTATATAAATAATCATCGACTGGTAATCCTCCGTTTGGAAGATTTAAAGACATTATTTCATCTAATTTATCGTTGATATTTTTTTTAGTAATATCGTTTTTAGGTAAGGCACTACATTTATTACTAAATGCTTTTAAATCACTATTAGTTAATTTAGCGGGACGACATAATGTAACATCATTAATTAAAAAATAATCCTGATAATTTGGTATGCTATCTAGTTCAACTTTAATTTTGTTAATTTCTTCATATTCACTAGTAGCATGTGCTTCTGTCATTAATTTAGATATTTTATTTGATGTCCTTTTAGACGCACCTTCGCATTTTAATGACGGAATAAATACACATCCATAACCACCAGATGCGACTACATTACCCCCTTTACTATTTCTATATTTTTTTCTTGTTTTTACCATTAATATATATATATATTTTATATTATTTACCCATCTAAATATATATATATGTAATTTATAAAATTATAATAGTTTATTATATTAAATGAATAGCAGTTGTTCTAATGATATATATGAAAAATACGAAATAAAGCAGAAAAAAAAACAATTTAATGATAGATTAAATTATCTAACAAATAAATCTTGTTGTAATAAAAAATCGTGTATGGAACTGGTTGATGATTTAACACAAACAAAATTTTTATGTGATGATATATACAGTAAAAATGAAATTAATAAAATGAACATCACTGAAAAAGGTGCTTTAAGAAGTGATGAAACGGTTTGTAGTAGATTACATACATATCAAAATAATATTAATAATCATTTATCATCTAACGATTTTGTCAATATAAGACCTTTTTTTTTAGGTGGGAATAAAAAACAATCAAAAAAAAATATAAACATGAAAAAAACAATATATAACAAAAAAAATACATATAAAAAATACACAAGAAAAAGAAAAATAAAAATAAAAAGAAAAAATAAAAAATATACAAGAAACATTAAACATTAAACATTAAAATTGTTCATCTTTGGAAATTATTTATCATACAAATAGTATATAACACCTGAAATTGTTATTAAAATTCCTCCATAAATTATTTTCTCTTTAAGTTTATAATATTCTAAAATTTTTTCATTCTGTGATTTATATTGATTATAATATTGAACAAAAAAATCATTTAATGATATTGATGGTTTCTCTAATTTTTCGTTTATTTTATTATGTATAAAATACATCCAACGTGTAAATGAATCTCTATTATCTAAATATGGTGTTATAGGATATTTATCAATTAATTTTTCAAATTCTTTTGAAATTTCCTCAACTGGTATAAAAAGTGGTAAATTTTGAATAAATTCATAATATTTTTTTTTTGTAACAGCATTTGGATGATGTGGATAGGTCATTGCTATAGTATGTAAAAAAAACCAATAATGTGGTCCCCAAATTTTCGGATCTAGATTAATAGTTGTTGACATTAATATTTTAAACTAAAAAAATATTAATTATTTAACTTTTACAAATTTATTTATACATATAGATTGCAAACTTTTCTTATTATAATAATTATACATATAAGTTGTTAATCCTCTTCCATGAGTACAATCTATATTAATTGCTGGACCTGTTACTCTTGATATGGAATTGAAATTTTTGAAATAAACCTAAATTAAATAATCGTGAACCAGGTATTTATATATAGTAAATATAATTTAAACCTAATTTAGTTGTATATTTAATTATATGATAAAAAACACAACTATATGTAATAATTGTGGTAAACAAGGTCATATGTTTCACCAATGTAAATTACCAATAACAAGTTATGGAATTATTGTATTTAGATTTACCACAGAAGGGATTAAATATTTAATGATTAGAAGAAAAGATAGTTTTGGATATATAGATTTTATTAGAGGAAAATATTCTGCTAATAATTTAGCTCAATTAAATATACTTATAAATGAAATGTCAATAGAAGAAAAAGAAAGAATTTTAACTACACATTTTGATTTATTATGGAATGAAATGTGGGGTGAATCTGATATACAATATAAAAATGAAGAATATTTATCAAAAAAAAAATTTGAAAGTATAAAAGAAGGTTTACTTATAAATGATAAATTAGTAACACTAAAAGATATCGTTAAATCCAGCCAAACTAATTGGATAGAAACTGAATGGGAATTTCCAAAAGGACGACGTAATCAAAAAGAAAAAGATTTAGAATGCGCTTTAAGAGAGTTTGAAGAAGAAACTGGAATATCTAAAAATGATATTAAAATTATTGAAAATGTATTGCCATTTGAAGAAATATTTATTGGTTCTAACCATAAACCATATAAACATAAATATTTTTTGGCATTTATGGAAAAAACAGATGATACAGATTTTAATTTGAATAATTATCAAAAAACTGAAGTTAGCAAATTAGAATGGAAAACTTTATATAATTGTTTAGAATCAATAAGACCATACAATTTAGAAAAAAGAGAATTAATTCAAAATATTAATAAAGTATTACAAGAATATAGATTATATTCATAATATATAGTATTATGTCAGGAAATCAAACAAAAAAATTATTATTAGTAGAATCTTCAGATAATGAATCAAGTATTCCTACAGAGCAAAATAGTGTTGAAAAAACAGCTCTTGAACAAGGCATTGAATCTAATAAAATAATATCTAGTTCACAATCAATATTATCAAAAAAATCTTCGAGTAATACATCTACTACATCTTCAAGTATTCCATCTACATCTACACAACAAACATTAGATTCATTGTCTGATATTTCAATTCCAAATAAAAGTAATTTGGAAGACGAATTTAAAAGCTTAAATTGTGATGATGAAAATTTTTATACTACTGATTGTAATAAATTTTTGCTTAAAAAAGAACTAATTGAGCGTGAATATTTATCAGAAAATGAAGATAATAATGATTATTTATATCCTAATTTAAATGATAATAAATTTAATGTTAAAATAGCAACTAAAAAAGAATTTAATGATACAAGATATGACGGAACTATTTATGAAGATATAAAAAAACAAGCTGATATTTTAGCTAAAGCCGAATTTGAACTTTCACCACATCAAGCGTTTGTAAAAAATTTTATGTCATTTCAAACACCATATAGTAGTTTATTATTGTACCACGGCTTAGGGTCAGGTAAAACATGTAGTGCAATTGGTGTTTGCGAAGAGATGAGGGATTATATGAAGCAGATGGGTATTTCTAAAAGAATTATGATAGTTGCATCTGAAAATGTTCAAAATAATTTTAAAGTACAATTATTTGATGAGAGAAAACTTAAAGAAGTTAATGGAGTATGGAGTATAAGAGGCTGTATTGGTAATAAACTGTTAAAAGAAATAAACCCTATGAATATGCCAATTTCCAAAGAAAAGATTATTAGTCAAATTAAAAATTTGATAAATACTTATTATATTTTTTTAGGCTATGTTCAGTTTGCTAACTATATTATAAAAACGATAAATTATGAAGAAGAAATAAAAAAGAAATACGAAAAAAAAGAATTTCGTAAAAATGGAGAGAAAAGAGAAAAAACTAAGATTGAAATTCTAAAGGATGTTAAAGTTGAATTAAATAGTAGAGTTATACGTCGTCTCCAAAATGAATTTGATAATAGACTGATCGTTATTGATGAAGTTCATAATATTCGTAAAACTGATGACAATGAAAATAAAAAGGTTGCTATAAATTTGGAATTATTAGTAAAAGCTGCTAAAAATATGAGATTTCTTCTTCTCTCTGCTACTCCAATGTATAATAATTATAAAGAGATTGTATGGCTTTTAAATATTATGAATACAAATGATAAAAGAGGACGTGTTGAAGTAACAGATATTTTTGATAAAAATGGAAATTTTAAGAAAAATGGAGAGGAATTGCTAATTAGAAAAGCTACCGGATATATTTCATTTGTTAGAGGCGAGAATCCATATACTTTCCCTTATAGAATTTATCCAAATGAATTTGCTGCTGAACATACATTTCCAAAAATAGAATATCCCTCTTATCAAATGAATCTAAAAAAAATAGGACATGAAGATAAAAAACGTATTTTAAGTTTATATTTAACTAAAATTGGTGAATGTGATAATTGCGGAAAATGCCAATATTGTTGTTATAGATATATCATTTATAGTTTAAGAAATAAAAAATTTACAATCACAACTAAACAAGGTGTTATTAGAGAAATGCCTAGTTTTGAAAATATGGAATCATTTGGTTACACGCTATTACAAACACCATTAGAATCTTTAATTATTTCTTATCCTGTCCCAGGATTAAAAGATATATTAGATAAAATTCCTTCTGAAAAATTTTCTGAAGAAATCACACCAAGCTTTAGTGAAACTTTATCTACAAAAGAAGATGTAGAGGAAGAAGAGGAAGAATATGCATTAAAACCAAAAGATTTTATTGTTGAAAGTAATTCATCTAAGAGAAAAAGTTCAGAAGAAGAATCTGAACCAGAAGAAATTGATGTTAAAGAAAATACTAAAGATATTAGTAAAACTATTTCTGTAAAAGAAGATGAAGATAAAGATGAAGATAAAGATGAATATAAAGAGCCTATCAAAAAATCAAAATCTACAATTGTTAAAAGTAGTTTAGAGAGAAGAAATATATCTGATCAGAATATTTCATCTATAAGTTCATTAACAAATAAAAGTAATCAAAACGATAAGCAAAACGATAATCAAATAACTTCTCTTGAAGATAGCTATGTTCCTGATTTAAAAAATGTTCAACGTAGTCATCAAGGGATAGGAACATCCAAAGGAGGTGACAATGTATCTTCATCCGAAAGAGACGATACATTACAAATAGATCCTCATCAATTAACAGGAAAAATCGGTTTAGAGAGAATGATGAACTTTTTGGACAGTAAATCTCCCCCAACAAAAGGTGAGTTTGAATATAAGCCAAATACACTTAAGAATTACGGCAAAATATTCACTCAAAAAGAAATAGGAAATTATAGTGCCAAAATAAAATGTATATTAGATAAAATATATAATCCAGAAACAAAAAGAGTATCAGATGGTATAATTTTAATTTATTCACAATATATTGACAGTGGATTAATTCCAGTAGCATTAGCTTTAGAAGAAATGGGATTTACGCGTTTTGGTCAACAAGGAATAAAATCACTATTTAAAAATAAACCATCTGAATTTGTTGATGTTAGAACAATGAAGCCTCCAGAGGATAAAAAGGATTTTAGACCTGCTCGTTATGCTATGATTACTGGTGATCCTAGATTATCTCCTAACAATGATTTTGAAGTTAAAGGTTTAACCAGTGAAAATAATAAAGATGGAGATAAAGTAAAAGTAGTATTAATTTCAAAAGCAGGTTCAGAAGGTATAGATTTTAAATTTATACGTCAGGTCCATATAATTGATCCTTGGTATAACATTAATCGTGCAGAGCAAATTATCGGGCGTGCTGTTCGTAATTTTTCACATAAAGATTTACCTTTTGAAAAACGTAATGTCGAAATATTTATGTATGGTACAATTCTTGATAAGAATGTAGAAGAAGCAGCTGATTTATATGTATATCGTGTTGCCGAATACAAAGCTATTCAAATTGGTAAAGTTGCCAGGGTTCTAAAGGAGACAGCTGTTGATTGTTTAATTAATCATAATCAAACAAATTTTACGCGAACTATAATGTCAGCAAGTTTAAAAGAACATATTATACAAAAATTATCAACTGGTGAAACTCTTGAAAACTTTAAAATTGGTGATGCTCCTTTCTCTCCAGCTTGTGACTATATGGCTTCTTGTAATTATAATTGTCGACCACAAATAGATATTGATAAATCTGAAATAAATGAAGATACATATGATGAAAAATTCATAGTTATTAATTCAGAAAAAATTTTACAAAGGATTAGAATGCTTTTTAAAGAATCTTTTTTTTACAAAAAGGATATGCTTTTAAAATCAATACGTACACCAAAAGAGTATCCATTTGTTCAAATTTATTCGGCATTAACACAATTAATTGAAGACGAAAATGAATTTATTGTTGATAGATACGGAAGGAATGGTCGTTTAGTGAATATAGGTGAATATTATTTATTTCAACCAATTGAATTAAAAGATAAAAATATTTCAATATTTGATAGATCAGTTCCATTAGATTTTAAACATAATATGGTTAATTTTGAATTAAAACAAAATATAGTTAAATCAGTTATAGATAAAAGAAATTTAAATAAAATTTCAATTAAAGAAGATAAAATGGAATTTTTAGAAGGCAAACGTATTATTGATGAAATGAAAGTAAATTATGATATTACAAAGATATATTTAGGTAAGTCAAAGGTTGATAGAGGTGATGATAATTGGTATAAACATTGCGGTATTGTTATGGCAAAAATGTCAAAAGAGTATAAAGAATCTCAAAACTATTTAATTCAATTTTTAGTTTCTCATATGATAGAATTATTATTATTTGATGACAAAATAAATGTTATGAATTATATTTATTCACTAAATAGTATACCTCAAGACTCATTAGAGAAACATATTAAGAATTATTTTCAGAAAAAAACTATAAATACTAAAGAATTCAATATTTTTATAACTTATAATTTAAATAAAAGAATGATTATGATATTAGATAATACAAATAAATGGGTTGCTGCTAGATCTGAAGACCAACGAGAAATAGCGTTATTACACGAGACAAAAGAATTTTTAGCATTTAATCTTAATGATTATAATAATATAGTTGGATTTATTGGTTATGAAAAAGGAAATAAGGAGTTGGTATTTAAAACAAAAAATATGACTTCTAAACGTGATACTGGTGCTAGATGTGATCAATCAACAAAAAATAAAAATTTAACAAAATTAAATGAAATAATTGGTGAAGAAAAATATACAATCCAAAATACAAAAACTATTAAGGATAAAGATGGAAATATAATACAAGAAGCTATGGGAAATATCGAGATATGTGTTCTGGAAGAATTTATACTTAGATTTTTTAACGAATATCCTAAAAATGGTAAAGATGGAAAAAAATGGTTTCTTACTCCTGAAATGGCAATTTGGCACAAACTTTATACAGTTTTTGTTTAATAATTTTAGTTTAATAATTTATTAACTAATATTTTTAATTATATTTATTAAATAAAATTGAAATAAATATAATTAAAAGATTATATGTATATAATATAATGGAACCTATTTCTAAGATTATACCATTTAAAAAGCGAAGAGATAAGCTACAAACCGTTTACTCAAGATGCCTTTTGACTAGAAAAATAGTATTGCCTATTAATTTTATTGGTAAAACCTTGGATGATATAATTGAAAATTATATTAAAAATAATTTCGAAGGTAAATGTGTTGTTGAAGGATATGTAAAGCGTGATTCATCAAAAATCATAAAGTATTCAAGTGGTATTATCGAGCGAGGGAATAAAATTATATTTGATGTTATATTTGAATGCGATATTTGTCTACCAGTAGAAGGCATGATTATACCATGTTTAGTTAAAAATGTTGTAAAAGCAGGTGTTCGTGCTGAAGTTTCTGGAGAATCTCCGTCTCCTGTTATTATATTTGTCGCAAAAGACCATCATTATAATGTACAACAGTTTAATGATATTCAAGTTGGTGATAATATTAATGTAAGGGTTATTGGTCAAAGGTTTGAATTAAATGATAAATATGTTTCTGTTATCGGTGAATTGATAAAAGAAAAACCAGAGTATATAAACAAACAAAAAAAACCTTCTAAACCACGTCTGGTTATTGAAGAGTAAAATACCCATACAAATTATAATTTTTTATATCAATATAAAAACAACTTATATATTATTAATAAATGGAAGCAATAATGTTAACAAATGATATTAATAACTATTCAGTTAGTGAATTAAATTATTTGAGGGAATCTATTGAAAATATGAATAAATTTCATCAAATTGAAGTTTTACGCATTTTAAATGATAATAAAGACGTTACTTTAAATGAAAATAAATATGGAATACATGTTAATATATCGGACCTTAAGAAGGAAGTTTTAGACAAATTATCTATATATGTAAATTATGTAAATACTCAAGAGACTACTTTAAATGTAGTAGAGAAAGTGAAAGAAGATTATATAAATAAATATTTTACAAAAGATATTAAAGATAATACTAAAAATTAATACAAACATATGATTGAAAATACTATTGACTATAATCCTTATATTTTAAATGATAAAAATATAGTAACATATTTAAAATATAAGTTAAATAATAAAACAAGTAAAACAACTATACCAAATAATAACTTAAAACAAAACACAAAACCTATACATAAAGAAGACATTTTTTTTCCAAAAGAACAAGATTCTTTATTTTGGTGTTATTATATTATTTCTTTTGGAGAATCTAATTATGAAATGTTAAATTTTAAAAATCCTTTACTTGCTAAACAAATCAAAATTAATTATGTTGATAAAATTAGAATGAATAAACAAATAGCTAAGACATATAAATTTGATACTATGACAAATATTGAAAGTAATTTAGCAAATGATAATATTATTAATATAAAAACTGTTATGACACTTTGCGCAATCGATAAAATTAATGTAATATTTATTAGTAATAAAACCTATTATGAATTATTGATGAACGATACTACAAATATTTATATTATCAGAGAAGTAGAAAATCAATCAAAATACAATAAAAAATATGGTTTTGAAATTTGTAATTTAGATTTATTAGAACAAATAAGGTCAACATTATATAAAATAGAAACATTAGAAAAACCTATAAAGGCTTTATCATCATATAAACTTCAAGATTTAATTGATATTTGTAATAAATTATCAATTGAAGTTAAACATGATAATGGTAAAAACAAGACAAAAAATGAATTATATGAACTACTGATACAATATTTTTAAATTAATAAAAAATTGAACAATAATTTAAAAATATGTCTAATTATATATATAACAATGAACTCTATTGAAAAGTCCAATCCAAATAATTTAAGTAATCCAGAATTAAATGCTCAAGAAATAAAAATTCCTGATGTCGATAAATTAATTCATCCTGATTTTGAAAAAGATGATATTATAGAAAAAGATGAAGAAGCAAAAAAATTACCACCTTCAGAAGCATTTAATAGACTAGTTAAATTATTTTATGATTCAAATTTGTATACGATAAATCCTGAATCTCCAGGATATCATGAATTAGAAGTAAGATTTGGTACAAAAGATTTAAAAGATATTAAACGTTTGACTAAAAATGATTATGATAATGTTATAAAAGTGTTGAAAAATTTTGGTTTTAATACATTTATTCCTCTTGGAACACCTTCTCTTCGTATAAGAAGTGAATTTCTAGATAGCACAAGTGGAAGGTTTAAAATGTCCGATACAAGAACTGAAATAGATGGTATAATTGGCATCGAAGAATATTGTAAGACAAATGATATTAAATCTGTTTATAAAACAATTGGTTCCAGCATTAGATTTATACATAAAAAACCTTTTATAACAAAACATGATAAAAAAATAATACGTCCTGTTGATATGGATGATTTTAATTTTAGACTTTCGCTTCAAACAGAAGCTAAAGTGAAAAAAGGTATAGAAAATTTTATTTTAGAAAATTGGAGAAAATCAAAGAAAGAATTCAGATATTTAAATCGGGTATCATTTGTACATAGTACATATCCAGTACAAGTCGACCTAAGTATAACTAAAAGTGGTAATAAAGGAAAAAATAATAGAGGACATTCACATATAATTCCAGTTAATACAATTGAAGAATCAAATGTTTTCAATAATCCTGAATCATATGAAATTGAGATTGAAATTAATAATAAGAGAATTGGTCCTGGTACGGATTATCATACCCCTGAGCAATTATTAACCTCATTAAGAAAAGTAATAAAATATGTATTAAGTGGTATTCAACAAACTATGTATCCTATAGCATATCCAGAACAACAAGACATTACGCGTGAATATATGAAAATGATTTGGGAGGATGAATATGAACCATCAAGGAGAGTAACCAGTCAAAATTTTATTGGTCCAAATTCAATTACATTACAATTAACAAATATAGCTAAAATTGATGATAATTCAAATATTCCAAATATTAGAAAAGATTTCATCGTTACTGAGAAAGCAGATGGTGATAGACATTTAATGTATATATCTAAAACTGGTAAAATATATTTAATTAGTAGTAATATGGATATAAAATTTACAGGTGCTAAAACATTAAATGAAGATTGTTTTAGTACATTATTAGACGGTGAGTTAATTTCACATAATAAAAAGGGTGAATTTATAAATATTTATGCTGCATTTGATATTTATTTTCATAAAAACAAAGACGTTAGACATTATACATTCTTATTAAGCGATGAAAATAAAGAAGATGTATATAAATCAAGATATTATTTATTAGAAAAAATTTCATATATTTTAAATCCAATTTCAATTATGGATTCCGGTATTTCTAAAGAAAAATTATCATTAAAAGCAATGCTTGATAAATATTCTAATAACGAATCATCACCTATTACATTTATAATAAAAAAATTCTACCCAATGTCTTCAAAACAAACTATATTCAACGGTTGTAAAACAATTTTGGAAAAGGAAAAAGAAGGTCTATTTGAATACGAAACAGACGGATTAATATTTACGCATATGTTTTATGGTGTGGGTTCTAATAATATTGGGAAAGCCGGTCCAAAAACAAAAATAACTTGGGGATATTCGTTTAAATGGAAACCTCCACATTATAATACAATTGATTTCTTAGTAACAACATTAAAATCCCCAACAGGTGGCGACGTTACAAAAACATTTTATGAAGATGGTATTTCTATGTCAAAAGATGTTCAATATGATGAATATAAAATACTTGAATTAAGATGTGGCTTTAACGAAAGATACGATGGTTATATAAATGCTTGTCAAGATATATATGACGATAAAATCCCAGAATATAAACCTAGATTTGAGGATAACACAGGGAAAGCAAATGAATATGTTCCTAAAAGGTTTTATCCTACAGAACCATATGATGTAAATGCTGGTCTTTGTAATATAATGTTAAAATCAGATTATTCTGGAGCAAAACAGATGTTCACAAAAGAAGGTGATGTGATTACAGATAATACAATTGTAGAATTTTCATATAATATTGATTCTCCTAATTCAGATTGGAGATGGGAACCATTACGAGTAAGATATGATAAAACAGCTAAGCTTCGTAGAGGTGAAAAAGAATATGGTAATTCATATAAAGTTTGTAATGAAAATTGGAAATCAATTCACCCAACAGGTAGAATAACAGAAAATATGCTTATGACAGGATTAGATATACCAGAAATACGTGTAAGTGAAGATGTATATTACAATACACCTACTGGTAAAATGAAGACAGAAGCCCTTAAGAACTTTCATAATTTATACGTTAAAAAAATGTTAATAAATGGTGTATCAAAACAAGGCGACACACTAATCGACTTTGCTTGCGGAAAAGCAGGTGACTTACCAAAGTGGATTGCTGCTAAATTATCTTTCGTATTTGGTGTTGATGTTTCTCCAGATAATTTAGAAAATCGTCTCGACGGCGCATGTGCTCGTTATATTTCTTCAAGAAAAATTAATAAACATATGCCTTCTGCTTTATTTGTTAATGGTAATAGTGCATATAATATTAAAGACGGTAGTGCTATGCTTAATGATAAGGCTAAACAGGTAACAGCTGCTGTATTTGGAAATGGTCCCAAAGAGGCTGACAAAATTGGTAGCGGTGTTGCTAAACAATATGGTAAGGGCGAACTCGGATTTAATGTGTCATCTTGTCAATTTGCCATCCATTATTTCTTCGAAAATCCTGATATATTGAAAGGTTTTCTTAAAAATATCGCTGAATGTACTAAACTCAATGGATACTTTATTGGAACTTCTTATGATGGTAAATTGCTATTTAACGAACTTAAAAAAATTAAGACTGGTGAAAGTATTCAGATTGTTGAAGAAGAAAAGAAAATTTGGGAAATAATAAAAAATTATAAAGCTGACACTTTTGAAGATAATTCCAGTTCAATTTCATATGAAATTAGTGTTTATCAAGAGTCTATTAATCAGTATATTTCTGAATATCTAGTTAACTATGATTATTTCGATAGATTAATGGATGCTTATGGATTTAAAATTATTAGCAAAGAAGAAGCTAATGAAATGGGAATACCTGAAGGAACCGGACTATTTAGTGAATTATTTATTAATATGATAGATGAAATTCAGCGAAATAAATATAAGCAAACATTATTTGGTGCCGCTCCTAATATGAGCACGGGCGAAAAGAAAATTTCATTCCTTAATAGATACTTTATTTACAAAAAGGTAAGAGAAGTGAATATTGATAAACTTCATCTTGAATTAGGAGAATATGATGAAGCGGTTTTATTAAGAGAAAAGGAAGAAACAAATAAAGCAGTAGTTATTGCCAAAGAAGAAAACACTAAATCAAGACCTAAAGTTAGAAAATTATCAAAAAAAATATTACTTGTGAATGCTACTGAAGCTATAGATGAACCTACTAAAGCGATCGAAGAAGCTATCGAAAAGCAAGATAAAAAGCAAGATAAAAAGAAAACTAAAACTACAAAGCAAAAAATATCTAAATCAAAAAAATTGATTATTGAAAATAGTGACGATGAAGTTTAACTATAAATTACGTAAGAGACTTAAATAAAAATTATAATATATTATAAGACATATTATGAGTTATTATATATTACCAAAAATTATACATAATATTATTGTTAATCCGTCGTATTCAAATGAAATGTGTAGTATTTATATATCTTGTTCTTTAGTTAATTCTTATTCTTTGATTAAACAACAAATGAATGACATGTTTACAGATGATTATGATTTATCAGACAATTATTTTGATTTCGCAAGCAATCTTATACATCCTTATGAATTTATTTTTTCTAAGGTGCCTGGTTCTAAATTTTCAGTTAGTAAATTAAAACCTAAAAGTAATATTTTTTATGATTTAATTGAACTATCTAATAATCTTAATATTTTCGATTCATTCAAAATTATACATCCAATGAAATTTTTACATGTAACAAATAATTATAATATTTCTATTGAATGTTTTGAAATGTTTAGAGATAATTTTCCTGATGAACATTTATATTTTGAAAAATTTAATTTAGATGATAATACACTCAGCGAAATTAAATTTGATTTTTTATTTTATGAAACTATACCATATGATTATTTTACTTCATTTATATATTCAATTATTATTATATTAAAAAATCAAAAAAAAAATGGTACTTCAATTATTAAAATTAGTGATATACATTATAAACCAGTTGTAGATATTTTATATTTATTATCTTCACTATATGAAAAAGTTTATATTTGTAAGCCTAATACTAATAATATAGTTGAAATGGACAGATATATTGTATGTAAAAATTTTTTACACGGTGAAGAATCAAATAATTATTTAAAACTTAACTATTTAAAATTGGTAATTTTTCTAAAAAAAATTGAAGAAAAAAATATTATTTCAATATTAGATTTTCATGTGCCATATTTTTATAAAAATAAAATTGATGATATTAATATTATTATTGGACAACAACAACTAGAAGCGCTAAATCAAATTATTTGTATATATAAAAATAAAAATAAAAATGATAAAATTGAAAACATAAAAAAAAATAATATTCAGAAATCTATTTCTTGGTGCGAAAAATATAAAATACCATGTAATAAATTTGCTGAAAAAATAAATATATTTTTGCCATTAAACACTGAAATTACTTAATATAAAATTATATTATTTATAGATAATCAAATGAATAATATAACAAAAGGTAATATTTTAATTACAATGACCAAAAAGATTTAACACCATTTAAATATACTTATTTTTATAAAAAAATTAATTTTATTATAAATAAGCAGCACTCCCTGTTGTAGTATTATATGTACCAGGTGATTGAGAATAACGATTTGTTCTGAACACTGTTCCAGGAAAATATCTGTATGGACTAGGTTGTGAAACAGGATTTTGGTATTCAGGCATTTGTCTTTGAAATTTACAAAACTTCTTATTTTGGAATTGTCCTGATTGCGAGAAGTTAAGTGGCCGTTGAGGATTACATTGACTTATAGTTTTGTTTTTCATTAAATTTTTAGTATTATTGGCATCTCCAGCATATAATTGATTAGCAGTAACCAAAAATTGACCAGTATTATTATAATTTTGAATAGATGCTGCATTAGTAGAAATAGTGTCAACATTTAATTTTAATAATCTAGTAGAACTGGATACAGCACCTTGTTTAGCGAATTTGTAATTATTTGGTTTATAAACTGTTAGTTGACAACCAGGTGGATTAGTAGGACCAGATGGAGGCATACCCCAATATGGATTATTGATAAATACTTCAAAAACTACTATTGCGGATTGTTTTTGTCCTTCTGGTAAACCTTGTATCCAATCAAAAAATCCAGGAATAGAGTTAATACCAGTCTCGTTAAACTCATCAATTTGCGTTTGTGTAATAATATTTTCATTTGTCATAATATCTAGCATTTTATAAATAAATGCTAATTCAGAACCTTCATATAATTGTGTATTTAATTGACAATTAGCTAAATATGTATTTGCTAAAGATCTTGGGCCTCCTGGTGTTGCACCATTATTTCCATCTACAGAATAGTAGTAAGGATTATTATTGTCATAAGGTCCTGTTTCATTAGTTTTATAAGATAAGAAATTAAATGATTTTTGTTCAAAAGTTTTACATCTATTTTGAAGATATTGTTTCGTTGTGGTGTAATAATTTTTCTTTAAATTTGTACTGGCGTAAATAACTCTTTGTTTAGCGAATTTTTCTTGATTACAACATAACACGCGATTAGTACTATTTGGTTCAGGGTTCTCTAAAAGATTTGTAAGATTTGGTTTGTATGAAGCAACAATACCTATACCTTCACAGTTACTACAATCTATATTTAATTGTGTTTTACCGTCAATTTCGTTAAGAGGATTTTGTTTTACAGAAAAAGCACCAGGTCTGTTCATCATATCATTTAATAATCCAGAACTACTATTACCACCATTTCCGAGTGCTATAGGAGTACTAGATTTAACAAATCTATTCATATTGTAGTTAATTAATGCATTTTCATCTATATTTAAAGTAACGTCATTATGAGGACTATTTTGTACCAGGTTTGGAACACCTTTAATAGGTTGTGAAGGAATTACTCTACCTTTTCTATAATGTTTAATTGGTCTAGCTAAACCAAATCCTGTTTGAAAAACATTACCAGGATCATTATTTGTTAAAGGTCTTATATGACCAGGTGCTGTTCCTACGGGAAAACTATTAACACCTGTTCCTTTCCATGGTATATACTGTTTATTATAATATGTGCTCTTATGATTATATCCTGAAGCAGGCATTGAATTCATTCCTAATGGGTAAACTGCTGATGACATTTATATTATTATCGAAGAAAATAAAAAGTAATATTATAATATAAATGTTCACTTTGGTAAATATATTAATATTATTTTTTATCTTTTTAATTTTGTATCAAGTATTTTTAGCAACTAAAATAATTGAAGGTATGGATAATAGTGATGATAGTAATAATAGTGATTATAAGTCTTATGATACTAATAATCCAAACAATGCTCTTATTTTGGCACAACAAAATTCAGGAAATATAGCATATTTAAAAAAACAAATGGATTCTGTTCAAGATATAAACCAAGAAGTTCAAGATTTAAGTGGAAATGTTCAAACATTACAAACTCAAGTAAACGGAATAGTTCAGGCACAACAAAATTATGCTAATCAGATGACTGGAGGAACTGTACCAAATATAACTGGTGCAACAGATACAGATACTGATACTGATGCTGATGATACTGATACTGATGATACTGATACAAGTTAATACGGGTAATTTAGTAATTGAATAGATTTAATTTGAAAATTAATATATCCATATAAATTAGTGTAATGTCTAATTTATTTCAAGAAGTATTAAACAACCCACAAGGTGTCGAAGAACAACTATTAGGTCCTACATATCCATATTATAAAAATATTAAGACGCCAACACAAATTGGTATGAGTGATAAAGGAACTATACAACAAATGTCTAAAAATATAAATGGATTAATTAATTATGTTGATTTATTAGTATCTGGAAAGAGTAAAGCATCAACAACAGGTGGACCTTTAGGAAACAAATTTTTCTTAAAGACTGGTGCTAAATGTTCTGCTGTTGATAGTTGTAGTAATCAAAATGACGCATCTTCATGCCAATTGGTAGATAGATATATATACGTAGATAATGTTCCAGATGGTGATATTCCATTTATCTCAAGTGGTTTAGGTGTAAATTTTTCAGACTTTAAAGGGTTAATTCCTGGCGCTATGGGTGATCTAAATGTGTTAAATCCATTCGGAATTATGAGATCATTTCTAACTGGTTCAAATCCACCATGTCAGCAAATAACTATGCAAACTATTACAAACGAAAATGTTAAGTCATCTGAAACTAATTATGTTACTTTAGCTGATATTCAAAGTATGGATCCTTGTATGTTTTCTGATGGAAAAAACCCTGTTAATGGAAATAAATGTAAAGAAACTTTTCAAATTAGTTCAGAACCAGAAGTATTAATGCCATCAGACCCATTAGCTCAACTTTATTTTACCAGTTTAGGTGTTCTTGGATTATTTATTTTATATCGTTTAATGGAAAAATCAAATTAATAATATAAATTAACAATTTCAAAAAAGAAGTTATTATTGATAAAATATTTAATCATCAAGAAATGAAATTAAATCTACACTTGTATTGTCATGATCTTTATTAGCTAATTGTTGTGCTAAATTAATAATTGTATTTTTATGATTATTTACTTGTTTTTCTAATCGAGCTATAATTAATTTTTGCGAACTTACTATTTCTTTAAGCTTTTCACATTCAGTAAAAAAATTCATTTTATTTTTATTTAATTCTGATAACCATTTTAAATGTGATTTTGTTTTAATATGTGAAGAGAAACTTTGTCTATTATCAAAGATATGATCCTTTCTAGAACCACAAGGACATCTTAATCCATTTTTAAATTTACTTGAACGTGGTAAACAATCTTCATAATTCCCATCATCATTTGTATTTGGTTCATAAATATCTGATTCTAGTGATAAATTCATTATTTAATTTATAAATAATAAATTTTTAAGTACATTTTTTTAAGTATATTTTTACACTTATTTAACGTCTGTGTTTACAAGACTTAGTATGTCTATGTTTTTTATAACATTTTCTATGATGTCTTTTTTTTGTTCTACCGCCAACCCAATTATGAGGTTGAGCAGTTGAACCAGAAAATGGAGCAGCATGAACAACTAAACCGGTTGTGGGACTGTTATCTTTAAATCCTCCTTTCATATGACGTCTTCTACGTCTACGTCTAGTTTTACCACCAACAGGAGTGAGAGCAGGCGTGGGAGCAGGAGTGAGAGCAGGAGTGGAAGCAGAAGGAAGTGTAGTAGGAGCAGGGACAGGAGGTGTATAAGATGTAGATGTTGTTCCAGATAAACCAGATTTATTATAAGCATCTGTTGCAGCACCTTGAGTTTTTTTCAAAGCATCTTTAGTTTTTTCCCAAAGACCATCTAAAAAACCTCCTTTCATTTTACGTGTATATTTTCTTGGCATTATATATTACAAAAAGAAATTAATATATAATTTTTTAAGCTTTATTAACAAAATTTTTATAAACATGAAAAGCCGCTAAAGCACCTAATATTTCAGCAATAACATATGGTAATACATCGGATTTTTGTAATTTACCTGAAGCATATAATGAAATAGCTACAGCAGGATTAAACGCTCCACCAGAAATAGCACCACCTAACATTACAGCAGTTCCTAAAGCAGCACCAATAGCTAACCAATTACCAGTGGCAAAAATAACGTACATAAGGAACATTGTGCCTAAAAATTCAACAAAATATTTGTTCATTTATATAAAATAATTATATAATAATTTATTTATTATATAATTTATAATATTATCAGGCCTGGAAAAGTATCCCCGAGAAGCAACGTCGGCACTTGATCATCAGCATCGCTACTTACACTCATATTTTGATCGTGTGTATACACTTTGATACCAAGTGAATTTATTAATAATTGTTCATAATATTGACCTTGTCCACGTGCTCTATACCAAGCATAGATTCTGCCTTGAGAACCTAGTTTAGTACGAGGAGAACTAATATTAATAGCAATTCCTGTTCTGCTTCCTAATCCATATGCTGGAGTTAATAGTGGAAATCTTGATGACATATTATAATAATACTAAACATTATTTTAATCCACTTTTAAAAAGTAGAGTAAAACTTGTTATATAATAAATTTTAACGAAAAGGTTTCAATGTAGTTTTTTAAATATAGCTTAATAATTTTGACGAACAATTGATCCCCAAGCACAAACTTGTCCATTTCTCAAACTAGTATTTTCAATAGCACCTTTCTTTTTAGGAGCTACACATCCACCTGAACGAACTCTTCTTAATGTTGAACGCGTTCCACTAGGATAATAACTTTTTGTACAAGTTGGTGCTGAATTAGGCAAATTGACTTTATAAGCAGTTTGACCAACAGCATTGGCTTTAACAATATTAACATACATAGATGATTGTAATGGTGGAATATAATTTGTATGTGATGATACAGGCACTTGTCTTTGAGAAGAATTAATAACATATGCTTGAGGAACTGACATTTTCCCTAAAGCGTTTTGTTGCGCCTTAACAGATTGGCTTATAGCAGTTCTTAAATATTGTTTTCTCATATTTGAATTCATTTCAGCATATACAGGTTCTTGAGTTGGATAGAATTGTGGTGGTGTAGGTCTAATTCCAGTTAAAATACCATAACTATGATATGGTATTTGACATGGTGTTTGATTTGTGCTTAAAGGTCCTGTTATGGGTGCGTTTACATAATTATCATAAGAAACTGAACCTATATTTGTTGATACAGCATACGGAGTAGTCATTATATATATCAAAATATATTTTATTTAATAGCATTATATGTAAAATAATATAATAAACTTCCTGAAAATAACATTATTACGCTATTTATAGCAAGCAATTTATTTACATAATTTTTATTATATTCATTATATTCATTATATTCATAAATTTTATAGTAATTATTACTATTACGTCTTAATATAAATATTGATAATATATCATTTATATGATATAATGAGTTTGAAAATAAAAACACAGAACCAACAATTGAACCAGATAAAATTATTGTTTTGTCTATTGATGAAAGCATAAATAATATAATATATTTTATAGTATATTATAGTAATATTTAAATTGTTTTACTTAATAATATTGAGACTTATATGGGTTATAGTGGGGAGGTGGAACATAGCCATAATGTCTGTTATATTGTTTGGGTTTATTAACAATAACTGATTTACTCGTAGTTGTTGTGGTTGAAACATTTTTTCTGCTACTAATAAAACCTATAAAAATTAGAACAATAAGAGCAATAACTAATATATTTAACTTATTCATTTATATATTTATTTTATATTTTTTATTAAATTAATTTCTTTTTTCACTAGATTAGGAGTTCCACAAAATAAACATAATTGAACTTCATTGTTTAGATTAATCATTATTGTATTGTTTTTTTTACATTTACAACACTTAAATACTCCATTTAATTGACATATTTTAGAAGCATTAAAATCAGTTTTTTGATATAACATTTGAAGTCTATGATTATTCATTATCGTATATTATATCCCTAAATTATTTTAATATCTTCTAATAGCTCTAATAGCAGATTGAGTACTATTAGATTGATCACCGCCATAACTAAGGTCGTTATAATTTTTATTAACAGCTTTTTGTTTCAAATAAGTGACATAATCAGAACTATCATAAACATATTTAACATTACATGCTGAGGCGGGAATATTGTTTAATAATTGAAGACTACTATACGTAGCAGAAGGAATACATGTATCTTGAACAGCACCAAAATGATTTCGTAAACCTTTTAATCCAGGTCTACTTTGAAATGTTTGGCAAGAACCTCCACATGAATAATTTAAACGACTTAATAAATCGCCTGCATTATTAACTGCTCTAAATGGTGTAGTAATAGGTTTTGTTAAATTATCACGTCTTAATTGACTTGGATAAGTAGTATTCCAACCATTTTTAAGTGTAAAACGAATGTGTTCAAATTCAGGATAACGTTTATCTACATTTTGGGTTTGTTGTGGCATGTAACCATTAATTGCTCCACCAGAGTTAGTTGGTCTAACAACAAAGGCTTGAAAAGCTACATTACTTCCATTTATAGGGCTTGTATATCCAACAGATGTCGACATTTATATAATACTATAGTAAAAAAGTTTTAAAAATTATAATAATAAGTTTATCTAAACATTCACTTGAGATAAAATATATTAAAATAATATATAATGTTCAACTTTCTTTACTTAGTAAGTGCGATTGTTTTAATTGTAATTGATTTTGGTTACTTAAATGTAATAAAGGGTTATTTTAACAACCAGATTAAAAAAGTACAAGGTTCTCCAATTAAAATGAACTATTTAGGAGCAGCATTATGTTATGTATTAATGTTAATTGGTATTAATTATTTTATTATTAAACCAAGGAGGTCAGTAAGCGATGCGTTTTTATTAGGTATAATAATATATGGTGTGTATGAAACAACTAATTATGCTTTATTTAAAAATTGGTCAATCTTGTCTGTTATAATAGACACATTATGGGGTGGAGTACTCTTTGGTACCACAACTTATATTGTTAATTTACTACGCTAAAATAAAAAATATAATTTAATAAATATAATTTAATAAATATAATTATGTTTAACTATCTAAAATTTATCCTTCAGTAATCAAACGTGGTGCGATATTCATTGTATTCAATTCTTGGAATATTAGCTTACAAGCATAGGGTATTTCTACATAAGCGAAGTCAGCTCTATTACCACAAGTATGACATAAGTGGATGTGCATTTTATCATTATATGATGCGATAAGTCCACACTTTTTACAGATGTGTACTGAATATTTATCTGAAGCATCATACATTCTTCCTCTTGTAAATCTGGAAGCACCATGTGAAATCATACAATCACGTTCCATCTCACCAAATCTTAGACCACCATCACGACTTCGACCTTCTGCGGGTTGTCTAGTAAGATTAACCATAGGTCCAATAGAACGGCTATGTGCCTTATCATTTACCATGTGTTTCAATCGTTGGTAGAATACAGGTCCCATAAATACGCTACACTCAACTTGTTCACCAGTTAATCCATTATACAATAATTCATTACCATGAGCTTCGTAACCAGCGTTTAACAATAAATCACAAATTTGTTTTATATCAAAATCACCAAATGCGGTTCCATCTCCAAATAACCCAAGTTCAACCAATACTTTACCAAGAACAGTTTCTTTTAATTGCCCGATTGTCATACGAGACGGAATGGCATGAGGATTAATAATAATATCTGGAACAACACCACTTTCAGTATATGGCATATCACATTCAGGAATAATATTACCAGTAGTCCCTTTTTGCCCATGACGACTAGAGAATTTATCTCCAATTACTGGCTTTCTTACAACTCTAGTTCTAACTTTAGCAAAATTATATCCTTCACCATTTCTATCAATATAATTTTTATCAACATAAGTTTCTTCAGCAGTTTTGTATATTTTACTTTGATCTTCATATTTAATTATTTTTGTATGATCGTTTCTATTTTCTTTGATAGGTACAACCTTAGCAATGATAACATCGCGATTTTCTAATAATGTATTTTCTGGAATAACCCCTTTTGAATTTATCTTATTATAGTTACCCATTTTGAGTCCTTTAGTTTTATTTGTGTCTGGCTTACATCTGATTTCTTCATCGCCATTAATTTTCTGTTTATCTTCATCTTTTTCAGTATGGTATATAGTTGCTAAGGCCATACCCCTATCAATAGAACCTTTATTAAGTAACAATGAATCTTCTTGATTGTAACCAGTATGAGTCATAATTGCTACAATCAACTGTGAACCAGATGGAATTTTATTAAGATGAATTAAATCCATAATACGCGTCTCAACGAGTGGTTTCATTGGATAGTTGAGAATATAAGCTGTTTTGTCCATTCTATTTTCATAGTTTGTCACATAAACACCCATCGCTTGTTTACCTTGAGCACACTGGTATGTATTTCTGGGCGATTGATTATGTTCGGGAAATGGTATACAAGATGCCAACACACCAAACATAGTTGATGGATGAATTTCGCAATGAGTATATTTCAATAACTTATTATCTGGATTAATTAAATCATTTGGTTTTGTAGCAATCATAGACCAACTTTGTTCTTCTGGGTCGATGTATTCTAAAACAGAATCATTAATTTTAGATGATGTCAATAAATTATCCCAATTATATTCACCATTTTTTAATTTATCTAAAATATCATTATTAAGAATTATATTTTTATTTTTAACGCGTAATAATGGTCTAGTTAATCTTCCACTATCGTTACAAACTCTAATTTCCTTTAATCTATAATCAAATATTATAGATGTATAAATATTAATAATTCCTTTGATTTTTTTTTCCTTCAACATAAAGTATAATTCTTCTGGTTCATCACTGATACCAACCCAAACACCATTTATAAAGACCTTTACTTTATCATAAATCATTTCAGTTGTTAAGGTGTTTTCATCGATTTTTGTAATATTTGGCATAATATATTCATATATCGGCAATGAACTGGAATAAATTGTCATATGAGTCATATATGACAAATTTTTCACTACGCCAACGCTTTGACCCTCAGGAGTTTCTGCGGGACACAAAAACCCCCACGTAGTATTATGTAATTTACGCGGTGGAATTAGTTTGCCACTCTTATCTGTTGGTGTTGAAATTCTTCTAGCATGACTTAAGCTAGACATATAATTAAGTCTATTGTATACTTGAGCAACACCTACTTTATTAGAATTACTGTGTTTGATTCCAAAATCACCAGTTGACAATGCTCTTTTAATACCATTTTCTATAGTAGTTGACTTTATAATTTTATAAATATTTGTTAAATTTATAATATTTTCATAATCATCCTTTGATCTCCAAGAACCTGTATTGATTTCACGAATCACTTGTTTTTCCATATCCTTAACAAGTTTGTTAAAATAATTTCTATACAAATTATTAAGGAGTGTTCCGGTTGCATCCACACGTTTATTTAGATATGAGTCTCTATCGTCTTGTTTAATAATTTCAAAATATGCCATTAACAGCTTATTTGCCATGTATCCTAAGAAATAAATTTTTTGTTCCATATTATGGCAATGAGGAAACAGATCATTATTTAAAATATCTAATGTGAATTCGTATTTTTTTCTTGCTCCGGTTTCTTTATCCATATTAATTGGTGTGTACATAGCAAAACTTGTAATATATTTTGTACATTCTTCTTGAGATAGAAGCTTATCGGAATCGATTACCGATGCTTGTAAGGCTTCCAACAATTGTTTATTTTTTATATCATCAATATCAAGTAGAATTTTTTTACAAATTTCTTTGTCTGAAATAACACCCAATGCTCTAAATAGAACAAATAACGGAATAGGTTGTTTTACTCTCGGAATTTCAAGAACGATTGGATAACCAAAACCGTTATTTTTGGATGAAATAAACATAGAAATCTGTTTTGGTGAGATACACTTAAAATCTGGAACAGATTTTATTTCAGCTTTCCATAAATACTTAGTATCATTTTTTCCCACATTAAAACAATATACGCGATTTTCAGCGGCTCTTTCTTGTCCTAATACTGTTTTCTCTGAACCATTAATAATAAAATAACCACCAGCGTCAAACTTACACTCACCAGTCTGAGTATTATCAAAATGCTTATATTGCTTCAATACGCAAATATTTGACTTTAACATAATTGGTAGTTTGCCAATATGAACACGTGGAATAGTCTTATAAAATAATTGCGTGTTTTCTAAATTCTCACCATTTCTAACAACATATTTAATATTAAGATCAATAGTAGTAGATGCAGCATACGTAAAATTTCTGAGACGTGCTTCTTGTGGAAACATTAACTTGATGGCGCCGTTATTTTCATGAATTTGCGGTCTATAAATATTAAAGTTTTCAAATGTAATAAATATTTCTAAGGAATATTTTTTAGATTTATGGTCATAATCTTGTTCTGACGCAATATGAACTGGATTAAACATTTCAATAGTTTTTATAATTTGATATCCTACAAAATTATTATAAGACTCCAATTGATGTCTAACAAACCTTTCTAATTGTTGACCCTTGAAATAAGATTCAATAATATTCCAAGGTGTTTCAATATAAGGTTCATTCTTAATATCAAATGCACTATTTAAATTATCAACGCTCATTGTTGTGTTATCAATACTAGTAATAGTTGACATCAATTTAGAGGTTATTTATTATTTCAATTTATTTTTAAATTGTTTTAATAATATAATTAATTGAATCTATTAAATCAATTACAATATTAAATAATTTATTTTTCACTTGATACACTATGTCCTATGCTACTATTGTTACTAGTTGACTCTTAAAGATTACCTAATTATTTTTACAAACTATATTTTCTGAGTTGTAGATATGAACGAAATTTAGTTTTTGTTATTTATAATTAATATTTATAAAATAATATAAAATTAATATTAGAATTATATGTAATGTTGAATAAACGTAAAAAATGTATAATGGATCCAATGAGAATAGATAACTACAATAAGTTTTTATATACCTTAGATAATACAAATAAACAAATAAAAGAAACACTCATAGAAGTATCAAAAGTTAATAAAAATACAAAAAATGAAATTGATAATTTTATTCAAAAAATAGATAACAGTGTTAATTGTAATAATATTTTATCTTCAAATTTTACGGGTCAAACTCAAAATGATATAGCAATGTCACATATTACAATAAATGAACCTAATAATTATGATGATTATATAAATAAAACATATAATGTTAAAATTTATAAACCATTTATAAAGACATCCCATAACTCTGTTAAAAAAGAAAAAGAAAAATTCGAAATTAAAGAGACAATAAATATTGAAGTAGAAATTAATAATATTTCTGATATATTAAAATTAATCGAAACGTACAAATATGATCAATGTATTAAATATAATATAGACATGAAAGCACTACATGATATTAAAGAGCCTCTTGAAGAATTAAATAATATGGTTGGTATGAAAAATCTAAAGAATAATATTGTTGATCAAATTTTATATTTTGTTCAACAGCTTCATAAAAATAAGAATTCTTCAGGTGAATTTTTACATACAGTTATTTATGGTTCACCAGGAACAGGCAAAACTGAAATAGCAAAAATAATGGGCAAAATATATAGCAAAATTGGAGTTCTCTCAAATGGTACTTTTAATAAGGTAACAAGAAGCGATTTAATCGCAGGATACTTAGGTCAAACTGCTTTAAAAACAAAAGATGTTATAAAAGCATCATTAGGAGGTGTTCTATTTATTGATGAGGCTTATGCTTTAGGTAATTCGGAAAAACGTGATAGTTTTGCGAAAGAATGTATCGATACATTATGCGAAGCTTTAAGTGATAATAAAGAAAATTTAATGGTAATCATAGCAGGATATGAGAAGGAGCTGAAAGAAAGTTTTTTTTCTTTTAATCAGGGATTAGATTCACGCTTTACTTGGAGATTTAAAACTGATGATTATACAGGAGAAGATTTATACGAAATATTTATTAAAATGGTAAATGATATTGGTTGGGAAATTAATACAGAAACAACCATAACAGCTGATTGGTTTAAAAAAAATAAAGACTATTTCCAATGTTTTGGAAGGGATATTGAAATCTTATTGTCAAAAACAAAAATTGCTCATGGTCGAAGAGTATTTTGTCTCCCTGAAACAGATAAGAGAAAAATAACATTAAGAGATTTAGATAAAGGGTTTGAAATTTTTCTTAAAAATGATGACATAAAAAATAAAAGAGACGAAAAAGATTTTAAAAAACAATTATATAATACACTTTATAGTTAAAAAATATATATAATTTTATTTGATATTATAATAGATGTCACATAAAACAATTTCTATAAATCCATCGTTATTTAGTGTAGGTGGAAGTAAAACAAAAAAAAATAGAGTTAAAAAAAATAAACCTACTACAGTGCCATTAATATCACCAAGTGTTTTGAAAAACAAGTTATTAAAAAGAATCAAAGAACATAAGCAAAAAGAAACACAAAATTTAGAAAATAATAAAAGAAAGTTAAATAAAAAAGAAGAAATTGATATAAAACCTAAAAATGAAATACTGGATTTTAGTGATGAATTTACGGATTCTATAAATTATTTACAAACTTTATCAAAACAAAAAGAACTTGACAATAAAAAAAGAAACTCAGAACTTTTGAAACAAAAAGAGAAAGAAGAACTGGAGAGAAGAACAATCAGAAATTATCATTCATTAGAAGGGCAAAATCATACACCTACAATTAATATTGATTTACCTGAAGAATTAATACATACTGTTATTCCAACTAATAATGAACCAATACATATAAACCAAAAAGATGATGTACCTTATGGTATATTAAAAGGAGGAATAAAACCTAGCTATAGACAATGGAATAAAACACAAAGAAATAATATTGTTACCAATCCAAATTCATCTTTAATTATTCAAGGAGATAAATTATCTTCCGAACAAAGTTCTAGAGAGAATAGGTTAAATTTATTAAAACAAAAAATAAAAAATAAAACACAAGAGGTAGATATTGACCCATTAATGAGTGAAAATTTAATAAAACAACCAACTATTCAACAACCTACCATTCAACAACCAACTATTCAACAACCAACTATTCAACAACCAACTATTCAACAACCAACTATTCAACAACCAACTATTCAACAACCAAATGAACAACAACCAAATGAACAACAAAAACGCGGTAAATTAATTGCGACAAAACATATTACAAAGAAAACAATTAAAAGAAAATATACATTAGGTAGGTCTAAATTAAAAAAGTCTGTTAGCGTATTAATTAAAAACCGAAGCACACGAAAAAAAATATTAACCGCTCAAAAAGATTTGAAACGAAAAAATATAAATGATATTAAAACATATTTAAGGGAACATAATTTAATTAAGACTGGAAGCAATGCGCCAAATGATGTATTAAGAAATATATATGAATCATCAATGTTATCAGGAGAAATAACTAATTTAAATACTGATACATTATTTCATAATTTTTCAAAAGAAGAAAAAGAACTATAAATTATAATATATATAAATAATAAATATGGAAATAGAACAAATAAGCAATAAGCTAACTGAAAAACAAAAGGGGTTTTTTAATAATTTATCTATTTATATAGATACTCCTTTATATTTTTACGGAAGCATATTAAGAAGTGATTATTTACCAGGTAAAAGTGATATTGATACAGTTATTTTTACAGACAATGAATATAGCACAATAAATATGTTATGTAATCATTTACATATGACTAAAGCTGATTTCAGAAAATTTGTATACAAAATAGATTCTAAGATGGTTTATGGTTATAAATCAAAATATGAGGACAAATCAAAAGATATCGATATAGAAATATGTATATATAATTTTAGATATAAAAAAATTATTTTAAAAGAACACAACAGTTTAGCATGTTTACCATTTTTCGTTTCAATATGTTTGATAATAATTAAATTTTTCTATTATAATTTAGGTCTTATATCTAATGATAGCTATAGAAATTTTAAAAGACTCTTTATGAATAAAGGTGGTGAATTAAAATTTTTAGTTGTAGATATTTAATAATATATTAAAGATAAATTAATATATTATATAATATGTCTTTAATTACAGAATATTTTGAATTAACAAAACGATACCAAGATGAATATGGAGAAAATACAATATTGCTTATGCAGGTAGGCGCATTTTTTGAAGTTTATGGTATTTATGACAAGGACAATGATACCATAATAACGAGCAAAATAGCAGATTTCTCTCAAATTTGTGAATTGAATATTGTTGATAAAAATACTTGTGTAGGTAAAAATAATGTAATGATGGCTGGTTTTAAAGATTTTATGATTGAAAAATATTTACGTAAAATTCAGGATGCTGGATTCACTGCTGTAGTTTATACTCAAGATGAAAATATGAAAAATACATCAAGAAGCTTAGCTGGAATTTTCTCTCCAGGAACTTATTTTCAACCTGAATCTAAAAATTTGACTAATTCTATATCGTGTATTTGGATTAATTATATTGAAAATAAGGTTTTATTAAAAGGTAAATTTGTAGTTGTTGGTGTGGCAAATATTGATATTTACACCGGTAAAACAAGTATATTTCAATTTAAAGAAGCTTATGTTAATAACCCAACTACTTATGATGAGTTAGAGAGATTTATTTCTATTTATAATCCAAATGAAGTTATTTTAATTTCGAATTTACAAGAAGAAAAAGAATTAGATTATGTTATAAGTTATGCTGGCATATCGTGTAGTCTAATTCATAAAATTCATATTAATGGAGAACTTCCCAATGGAAATGTTAAAATGACTAGAGTTAAAAATTGTGAAAAACAGCCATATCAAAAAGAAATTCTCTCAAAATTTTACAAATTTGATAATTTTGATATATTTATTCAAAATTTTTATGATAATAATGTGGCTACACAAGCATTTTGTTATTTATTGGATTTTGTTTACCAACATAACCCACAATTAGTTAATAAAATAGCTGAACCTATATTTGAAAATTGTTCAGAACGATTAACATTAGCAAATCATTCACTCAAACAATTAAATATTATTAACGATGGTTCTGTAAAATCTTCAAAATTATCGTCAGTTTCTGATTTGTTAAATAATTGTTTAACACCAATGGGAAGACGTAAATTTTTATATAATATGTTAAATCCAATATGTGACAATAATAAGTTAAAACGCGAATATGATATAACTGAATATATTTTGTCAAATTTTGACTCAAGTATTTACAATTCTTTAAAATCAAAATTAACAACAATAAAAGACTTAGCAAAATTTGAAAGACAGGTTTTTCTTAAAAAAATCTCTCCAAAATCCATTTATACTTTACATTCAAGTATTAAAACGACTTATTCTATATTTGATATAATCAAAGATGATGAAACTATTATGAATTACTTGAAAGAATTTGATGTTAATATTATTGACATAGGAAATATATGTCAAGAATTAATATTGTTTATAGAAAATAATATAGAACTAATATTAGCAAAAGATATTGACCAAATACAACAATTTGATGTAAATTTTATTAAAAAAGGTGTTGATGCTGAGTTAGATAAAAAAACTGAGACATTAAAAGACTCTGAAACCGCGCTGGAATCTATTAGAGAATATTTAAGTAATTTAATTAAGAATAAAGAGAAAAAGTTAACAAAATCAAGCGAATTTGTTAAAATACATGAGACTGAAAAAAATAACTACAGTTTAGTATGTACAAGTAGAAGATGTAAAATATTACAAGATGCTCTACCTAGCATTGAAACAAATGTATCACTAAATACATCACTTAAACAGTTTACATTTGTTATATCAAAAACGAAATTTTCATTTGAAAAGCAATCATCATCAAATAATTTTATTATAGATTCACAAATAAATAATTTTTGTAAGACAATATCATCGACTAAAATATCCTTAAAAGATTTAATTACTCTTATTTATAATAGATTTATAGAAAGTTTGAGTTTACACCAATCACAAATAGAAAAAATTATAAATTTCATTACTTTAATTGATATAATATACACAAAGTCTTCAATAGCAAAACAATTTAATTATTGTAAACCAGAAATTGTAGAAGCTGAAAAGTCATTTGTCGAAGCAAAAGGTTTACGTCATTGTTTAATAGAGAGATTTCAAATGAATGAATTATATGTAACAAATGATATTTCACTTGGTGATGGTAATTCAGATGGAATTTTATTATATGGAACCAATGCTGTAGGTAAAACAACCTTGATAAGAGCCTTGGGGATTTCAATTATATTAGCACAAGCAGGATTATACGTTCCTTGTTCATCCTATAGATTTAAACCATATAAGCATATATTTACTCGCATTATAGGAAACGATAATATATTTAAGGGATTATCAACATTTGAAGTTGAAATGTCTGAGCTGCGCACTATTTTGCGTTTAATGGATGAAAATAGCTTGATATTGGGAGACGAGTTATGCTCAGGAACTGAAACAGAAAGTGCTGTTAGCATTTTTGTCGCAGGAATTCAGAAACTATATAGTTCTAGAAGTAGTTTTATATTTGCCACACACTTACATGAAATTGTTGATTATGACGAAATTACTTCACTTCACAATGTTCATTTAAAACATATGGAAGTTAAATATGATAGGGAAAATGATGTTCTTGTATATGACCGGAAATTAAAGGACGGTTCTGGTGATAAAATGTATGGTCTTGAAGTTTGTAAATCATTAAATCTTCCGTTAGACTTTTTAGAAGCTGCTAATGATATACGCCTTAAATATAATCCTGATAGTAAAAGTATTCTTTCTCTCAAACAGTCTCGATACAACTCCAATAAAATTGTAAGTTCTTGTGAACAATGCGGAAAAAATATGGGAACAGAAGTTCATCATTTACAACACCAAGTGGACGCTAATGAAAATGGTATTATTAAAACAGAAGATACTGTGTTTCATAAAAATAATATCGCAAATTTAATGACTTTATGTGAAAAATGTCACAACGAAATTCATAAGACAAATACTAAACAAAAACGAGTAAAAACAACAAAGGGAACTATTCTCTCCAAATTATAATATTTGTTAAATTGAAATAATAAATAATTAATTTTATTTATTATTTATTATTTATTTATTTTTAACGTCTTTTGTGATGATGTCTTCTTTTATGTGTTCTTTTGTGTCTACGACCACCTGCTAATGAACGACTACGACTGTGACTACGACTACGAGTTCGTTTTCTTTTGGTACTTTTACTGACACCTTTAGCGACACTTTTGACACCTTTTACTCCTAAATCTAAACCAGTTGCCATTGTTCCGTAAACAGCAGATACACCTTTTTCTACAACTGGTACAGAGGCTTCAGCTACATTTTTAGCGGTTTTGCCAACAGTTGTTAATCCCTTATTAACTACGGGTAAAGTTTTATTGGCAGTTTTTGTAATAGTTTTCCCCAAAGAACTTGATGTATTTTTACGCGATTTTCCCATTATAAATTAAGTATATAAAATATTTATTTATATTAGATGGATTTAAAATATTTACTAAAGGTTTTTATTATTTTTTTTCTAATTTTCTCACTAATTATTTTCATAAACTCTATTGGTTTGAATTTTAATCAAGCTCAACAACCTAAAAAGTTAATAAAAGTAGCAACTATAGAGGGATTAGAAACAAATCCTTTAACAACAAATAGTAGCAAAGCATTTTGTGAGACAAATAATGGATTTAATCTAGAAACCGCTTGTAATGCTCTCACAAAATATAATTGCGGATTAACGTCATGTTGTATTTTTACAAGTGATAATAAATGTAAAGCGGGAAACAAAAATGGCCCATTATTTGGTTCAGATTCAAATGGAAAAACGATTCCATTAGATTATTATTACTTTCAAAATAATTGTTATGGAGAGAATTGTCCTAATAAACAAGCTTCTTAATGATGATATTAGATTCATTTGCTAACTCCTGAATGATTGAATTATTATTATAATCATCAAGATAAATTATCTCTTTAATCTCACATGCTGCTATTGAACGGAAACAATTTATACAGGGATAATGTGTTATATAAATTTTTGAATCTTTAAGACTTGTTCCTCGCTTAGCGCAATCAGAAATAGCATTAATCTCGCTATGTATAATAGATTGCTCATGATTATTTTCAATTCGAGAGATATGTGGAGCACCTGGAATATAACCATTATAACCCATAGAAATTATACGATTGTTTTTTACAATAACAGAACCAACATTTAGACGCGAACAAGGACTACGTTTAGAAGCGAGGATAGCAATTGACATAAAATATTCGTCCCAATTAAGACGCTCTGTATTATTTTTTGTTAAATCATAAATTTGAGAGAACATATTTAATAATTTGATGTTTAAATATGTTTTTAAATAATAGTTTAAGTTATAATTTTAATTTATGCTGTATACAGAGAAGCTGGTCTTGGACCTATGGCTACAAAATTAGTCCAACCGCCATTGCTGCTAATATAAACAGAAAAATCTGATTTACTAAACGTCTTGAGTGTGGCATTTACTGAGTTATTATTACTACCATTCCTAGTTGGAGTTAACATAATAGTATAAGGTTCACTGTCGTATGGTATAGGAAAAGGTACTGTATATTCTCCTATGTTTTGATTATTTATTACTGTAGTATTAGCACTAAATTGAATTAATAAATCCCCTATGCAAAAATATCTTCCGTGCTGCTGTTCGGTGACGTCTTCGACTGTCAACGGTTTTTTATCCGAAACACTACTAATAAGATCTACATTCGATAAATCTGTCAAAAGATTACCTGTAATAAAGTTACTAAAATTAGGAGTAGACATATTTATATATACATATAAATAAAAAAATTGAATTAAATTTAAATAATATAAGAATAATAAAACAATATATTATATAAGAGATGATAATCCCCGTTAAATGTTTTACTTGTGGTATGGTTATTGCCGATAAATACCGGTTTTATCAAGCGGAAGTTCGCAAAAGAAAATTAGCAAAAAAACATGGAAATAATTCCGATGATATAGATAAAGTTGTTTATTTAACAAAAGAATTTCACGAAAAGACACCAGAAGGCGAGGTTTTAGATGAATTAAATATGAAAAAAATGTGTTGCCGAAGACATTTCTTAACTCATGTAGATATTGAATAATTTCTTAATATATTATATAAATGGGTAAAACCAAAGGTAAATTAAATAAAAAGTCTTCTAGAAAGCAAAAAGTTTATAAAATGATAGGTTGTTCTAAAAAAACTCGCAAAAATCATTTAGGTGGCAGTAGTTTAGCCTACACTGGCCAACCCCATTTTTCTTTGCCAAATCCATATTTAGCTTATACGGGTAAAGGTGGTTCTTCTTGTGATTTAACGGAAAATACTGGTGTTCCAACAAACACTGATGCGGCAAATCCTACTATTCCTAATACTGGTCCTGTTTCCAATGGAAAAGATACAATATTTAATATCGCTTCAGGTCAACAAGGTGGATGCTGTGGAACATGCGGTTCAATGATGGGTGGAGGAAGAAAAGGAAAAAGTAAAAAGGGTGGTATGTGTCCTGCGTGTAATTTAGGATTAATGGCTGGTGGTGCTAAACATAGAGACAATTGTAAATGTAGCAAATGTAAAGGAATGAAAGGTGGAAATGCGGGTATTCCTTATCCAAATGGTTTAGTAGGAACATCATGGACACCAAATGTAAATAGTTGGCCAGGCGTAGATGGTGTACCTGGTAATAGCAATCACTATCCAATAAATACATATAATAATGGTGATCCACAAACATCTATGGTAGATGTCGGTGCTAACCGTCCATTTTTAAACATTAAAGGTGGTAAAACTAGAAAACAAAATAGAAAACAAAAAGGAGGAACATTATCAAATTTTTTAACTCAAGATTTAATTAATTTAGGAAGACAATTTCAATTTGGTGTCGGAAGTGCTTATAATGCGTTAGCTGGATATTCTGCTCCAGTAAACCCAATGCCCTGGAAAGACCAATTTCCCTCAAGAGTGCCATTTAATCCTGCGACAATTTAATTTTTTTCTGTGATTATTTTATAATGGCTTCATTTCCAAAATCTGTAAAAGATTTATGTACACCAGCATCTTTATATTTTATGATTTCAATGATTGGTTTAGTTATTATTATGTTTCAAAACTTAAGCAACTCAAATAGTTATAATGTAGGAAATTTTTCTTGCCGTGTCCCAAATACATTTGTAGTATTTGTAGTTAAATTTATATACATAATTTTCTGGACATATGTTCTTAACTTGATTTGTAAAGATGGTCATGTCGGGGTTTCTTGGTTGCTAGTTCTTCTTCCTTTCATTCTTTTATTTGTTATGATGGGTTTATTAATGCTTAATATGTAAATAAAAATATAATATAATTTTATAAATATATTATATATGTCAAATAAAATTAAAAATGGAATGTCTTATGAAAAAAATGGATGGAAATATATATCTATTTACGGAAAACCAAAAAATCGTGGTTATGCTTATGGATATTTATGCGCAAAAGAATTTAAAGAAATTCAAAAAACTTTAAAATTTTTAATGATGGAATCTTATGGAAAAGATTGGGATTTTTTCGTTGAAGCAGTATCAAGTGATTTTAAAGACATGACTAAAAATGATTTTCCTGAATTGTACGAAGAAATGTCTGGTATTTCTGAGGGTTTAAATGATGCTGGAACAAAAACAAATATTAATGAAATCATTACCTGGAATTTTTATTGTTCTATACCATATTGGTATTCTATTATTTCTGAATCATATCATGCTAGAGAAGGTGGAGCAAAGGACCGTTGTAGTGCTTTTATGGCTGTCGGCGATTGGACTGAAGATGGAAAAATAGTTTGTGCGCATAATTCATTTACAGAATTTATAGATGGACAATTTAGTAATGTTATATTAGATATTAAACCAGCCAAAGGTCATAGAATGATAATGCAAACATCTCCTTGTTGGATTTGGAGTGGAACAGATTTTTTTGTTACTTCAAAAGGTATTATTGGAACTGAAACAACAATAGGTGGTTTTATACCATATGAAAAAAAATATCCGATTGGATATAGAATTAGAAAAGCTATGCAATATGGAAATAATATGGATGAATATTGTGAAATACTTTTACATGAGAATTCAGGTGATTACGCTAATTCGTGGTTATTTGGAGACACAAATACTAATGAAATTTTACGTATTGAATTAGGACTTAAATATCATAACATAGAGAGAACAAAAAATGGTTTTTTTATAGGGTTTAATGCTCCTTACGATGAACGTATTCGAAATTTAGAAGTAGAAAATTCTGGTTTTTATGATATTAGAAGACATCAAGGCGCAAGATTAGTTAGACTTGGAGATTTAATGGATGAACATAAGGGTAAAATAAATATTGATATTGCTAAAAAAATAATCAGTGATCATTATGATGTTTATTTAGAGAAAGATAATAATCCGTGTTCTAGAACAGTTTGTTCTCATTATGAATTAGACGCTAGAGAATATATGTCTCAAGATTCTAGGCCAAAACCCTATCAACCGCGTGGAGCTGTTGATGGTATAGTATGCGATACATCGTTAGCAAAAAAAATGTCATTTATCGGTAAATTTTGTTCATCATGTGATATAGGCTTTAATAAAGATGAGTTTTGTAAAAAACATAGACAATTTGAAAAATTTTGTCCATATTTGAAAGATAGACCAGTAAAACCGTGGACAGAATTTTCTAGTGACAATACTAAAATAAAAAGTAATATTAGATTAACTAAAAAAGGTGGTAAACGATTAAATAAAACTAAAAAAATAAAAAAGAATTAACTTGTCTATCTAATAACAAAGTAGTTTACATTTTTGATTATCAAAATTAATAATATTATATTTAAATATAATAATTAAATTTAAAAAAATATGATTATTATAATATAAAATGGATAAAGAAAACATATCTTGGAAATTAATAGATAAATACTTTAATGATAATCAAACTTGCTTAGTATCACACCATTTAGAATCATTTAATGAATTTTTTAAAAGCGGTATCAAAAGTATTTTTCATGAAAATAATCCGATTAGATTTATTGAAAGAGAGGATGAAAGTACCCCTGGTAAACGAAATGAATGTTTATTGTATTTAGGAGGCAAAGAGGGAAACCAAATTTATTATGGCAAACCAGTTATTTATGATGATAATAATGCGCATTATATGTTTCCAAATGACGCAAGATTGCGCAACATGACTTATGGAGTAACAATTCATTATGATGTTCATGTAGATATTATATACTATGTTGGTGATGAAAAGAAGACATATAATATGTTAATTAATAAAGTATATTTGGGACGTTTTCCTATTATGCTTCAATCAGATTTATGTATATTAAATAATATGACTAGAGAAGTGAGATTTAATGCTGGAGAATGTCGCAATGATTATGGAGGTTATTTTATTATAGATGGCAAAGAAAAAATCGTTATACCACAGGAAAAATTTGCTGATAATATGCTTTATATTAGAAAATATGGAGAAGATGATATATACAGTTATTCAGGTGAAATACGTTCTGTTTCAGAAGATTCGTCAAAACCAATAAGAACAACATCTGTTAAAATTGTAGCACCATCGTCAAATTATAGTAATAATCAAATTGTTGTAGGTGTTCCAAATGTAAAAAAACCCGTTCCACTATTTATTCTAATGAGAGCATTAGGTGTTATTTCAGACAAAGATATTATTAGACATTGCTTATTAGATATTGAAAAAAATGAATCAATGGTTGATTTATTTATACCATCTGTCCATGATGCCAATAAATTTTTCACACAACAAAACGCACTTCAATACATTGCTGAATTAACAAAAAGGGGTACTATATCAGGTGTTCTCGAAATTCTCTCTGATTATTTTTTACCACATATTGGAGAATTAAATTTTTTGGAGAAAGCATATTTTGTTGGTTACATGGTTTATCGTTTATTAAAAGTATATACAAAAGAAGAAAAACCTACAGACCGTGATAATTTCAGATTTAAAAGAATCGAATTATCTGGAACACTTATTTACGATTTATTTAGGGAATATTATTTGATCCAAAAGAAAGATATCGGACGTAAAATAGATGAAGAATATTATTATCATAAGGGTTCTTATAAAGATGATGATACTTTATCTCGAAAGGAAAAACAAGCTTTAAGAAAAAAAGGACAAATGAAAGAAGTAGTAGAAACGAATAAATATAAAGATAATTTTATTAGCCTCATAGAATCAAATATAAAATCATTTTTTAAAGATAGGATTGTAGAACAAGGGTTTAAAAAAGCATTCAAGGGTAATTGGGGTTCTGAATCTCACACAAAGCGTTTAGGTGCGGTTCAAGATCTTAATCGATTAAGTTGGTATACATTTATTTCACATTTACGTAAGATTAATTTGCCATTGGATTCAAGTGCCAAAGTTGTTGGACCACGTTTATTAAATTCATCTCAATGGGGTTTTATTTGTCCAATTGACACACCTGATGGTGGCAATATTGGTTTACACAAACATTTAGCAATAAGTACATATATAACAAGTGGTTCATCTGGAATTCCTATTATCAAATGGATTAGAGGAAATACACCATTACGTTTAATACTGGAATGTGGTCCAGAGCAAATTTCTAATTCATCTAAAGTATTTGTGAATGGTTCTTGGATAGGTGTAACTGATGAACCGATTGAATTAGTTAATTTACTAAAATTATACAGAAGAAATGGTGTATTGCCGGTTTATACAAGCTTATCATTTGATATTGAACATAATGAAGTATATATATATACTGATTCTGGTAGATTAACGAGACCAATTTATTATGTTTCAAACAATAAATTAAGTTATGAAAGAGGTCCAATTATTAAAGAACTAGAAAAAGGAACTATTACATGGGAACAAATCATTTCAGGATTTTTGAAAAAAGAGGATGAAAAATTTAACACTAAAAATAACATTATTTATGAATTAATGAAATTATATCCTGATATAGGTGGTGATAAAGAAACGATTTTTAACAAACTCACTTCTAACCAAGCATTAGTTGATTATATTGATACAGCTGAAGAAGAAGCTGCTCTAATAGCTACTACACCAGAGGATTTTAAAAGAAATAAATACTATACTCATATGGAAATAGACCCATCATTAATTTTAAGTGTAATGACTAATTTAGTTATTTATCCTGAAAATAATCCAATTACTAGAAGTTCTTTTTCATGTGGTCAAAGTAAACAAGCCGTTTCAGTATATCATTCCAATTATCAAATGCGCATTGATAAAATGGGTGTTGTTCTTAATTATGGTCAAGTACCTTTGATTAAATCCAGATATTTAGATTATATTAATAGAGAAGAACAACCTTATGGCGTTAATGCTATTGTAGCAATTATGTCTTATACTGGTTATAATGTAGAAGATGCTATTTTAATAAATGAAGGTTCACTATTACGTGGATTATTTAGAACAACATATTTCTCAATGTATGAGTCGAGAGAAGAAAGTTCGAAAATTACCGGAATGAATAATTCTAAATTTGCTAATATAGAAAAAAATAATGTAATAGGTAAAAAGAAAGGTTATGATTATAGTTTTTTAGATGATTATGGATTAATTAAAGAGAATACAGAATTAAATGATAAAATGATTTTGATAGGAAAAATTAATTCAAATTTAGCTGATAAAGATACATGGATTGATGATTCAATTAAACCTAAAAAGGGTCAACTTGGTTATGTAGATAAGTCATTTATTACTCTTGGGGAAGAAGGATTTAATGTTGCGAAAGTCCGTTTGAGAGAAGAAAGAATACCAGCAATTGGTGATAAGATGGCTTCCAGATCTGGGCAAAAAGGAACTATTGGTCTAATTATTCCTGAAGCAGATATGCCTTATCTAGAGGATGGAACAAAACCAGATTTAATAATTAATCCGCATGCTATTCCTTCACGTATGACTATTGGTCAAATAGTTGAAAGTATGTTTGGTATTGCTTGCGTAAGTTACGGTGGATTTGGAGATTGTACGGCATTTCAAGTAAAAGGTTCGAATTATAATACATATGGTCCAATGCTTACAAAAGCAGGATTTAATCATACAGGTAACCATATTGTATATAATGGTATGACAGGGGAACAGCTTCAAGCAAATATTTATATGGGACCAACATATTATATGCGTTTAAAACATATGGTTAAAGATAAGATTAATTATCGTGCTCGTGGTCCTAATCAACAACTTACCAGACAACCTGTACAGGGTAGAGCAAATGACGGTGGTTTACGTGTAGGTGAAATGGAACGTGATGGCATATGTGCTCATGGATTAGCGTACTTTTTAAATGAGTCGTTTTTAGTGAGAGGTGATGAATATTATATGGCTGTTTGTAATAAAACTGGTTCTATTGCGATTTATAATGAAGCAAAAAACCTTTTCCTAAGTCCTTATTCAGATGGTCCTATTAATTTTCATACGAATCCTGATGGAACAATGAATATAAAAAATCTCACTAAATTTGGTCGTTCGTTTAGTTTATTAAGAATACCTTATTCTTTTAAACTGCTTATTCAAGAATTACAAGTTATGAACATACACATGCGTATAATTACAGATGAAAACGTAGACCAGCTTTTAAGTATGTCTTATTCAAATAATATTAATAAACTTTTACATAACACAGATGACAGAAATATTGAAAATACTAGTTCTTTAATAAAACAATTTGTTAGACAAATGGAAAGGGAACAGAAAAAATCAAATGAACTTTATAATGTTGAAGATGTTACAATACTACCATCACCTGTTGTTATTAATAGTGAAACATCATCTACTTCACAAACTTCTCCACAATATATTGATAAACCTTCATCAGAAATTTTACCTACTGATGGCAATGCTTTTGAAGGCTATTTTGGGAAGAATGACCCTGGTAATCTTTTGCCGGGATATTATGGAGTTTCTAAACCATTACCAAGTTCTCCTACTCCATCATCACCAGCTTATGTTCCATCATCACCAGCTTATATTCCATCAACATCAAGTTCTGTTCCATCACCACCAAATTATCCTCCATTATCACCAAGTTCTTCTCCTCCATCATCACAAAGTTATCCTCCATTATCACCAAGTTCTCCTCCTCCATCATCACCATCCGCAATTTTAGAAGTTCCAAAAGATGAGGAAAAGAAAGATGAAAATAATGATAAGGATTCAGAAACCCAAAGCGATTTAGATAATAAAAAAGTAATTGAGATGTCTAATCAAGATGTAAATAAGGATACTAGTACAAGCGAGACCAAAAAAATAAACATTTAATATATATTTAATAAAATTGAAATAAAAATTTTTCATTATGATTATATTATAATATAATATGGCAAATACAAACACAAGCGTTATTATTTCTCAAATTTATAAATCCAGAAAAATTGTTTTGGAACTTATGGATAAACAAGGTTTTGATGTATCAGGTTATGCAAACTTTAGTGTAAATGAGATTAATGTTATGAAACAAAATAATCAATTAGATATGCTTTTAGAAACGAAACCTGAACAGAGTGGAGAAAAAACTTTAAACAACAATAAAATTTACATTCGTTACTATTTATCAAAAACTATTAGACCCGCAAATATTCATGAAATGATTGATGATTTATTTATTTTGACAGAAACTCTAAAAAAAAATGATACTTTGTATATTATTATAAAAGATAATATTAATGAAACTTTGATAAACGAACTTAAGCATATTTGGGAACGTGACGGTATTTTTATTATTATTGAAAACATTAAATGTTTACAATTTAATATATTAAATCATATATTAGTTCCAGAACATTTAGTTATCACTGAAAATGAGGTTAATGATGTAATGGTTCGCTATAACATTACTGATAAATCCCAATTTCCTGAAATATCAAGATTTGATCCAGTAGCTAAGGCAATTTGCTTGAGACCAGGTCAGGTATGTAAAATTATTAGACCTAGCAAAACAGCTATTCAGACAAATTATTATAGATTTTGTATATAAACAATTTAAATTTAATATATAAATTATTTATATGGAAATAACAAAACCAGAAAAAAAGGGTTTTACTGTTTATAGTAAAAGTGGTTGTCCAAATTGTATGTCAGTTAAACACTTTATAAAAGAGAACAAACTTTTTTATACTGAAATTAATTGTGATGAATATATCTTTGAAAATAAGGATGAATTTTTAACATTTATTGAAAATATAGCAGGAATAAGCTATAAAACATTTCCTATGGTTTTTTACGAAGAAAAATTTATAGGAGGCTTAACTCATACTACTGATTATATTAACAAAATATTATTATTATCATTTGAAGATAATTTTTAGTATTTTTTAATATTTTTTAAATATATATAAATGGAACTTGAATCAATAGAAACAGAAAATAATGATTATGAATATAATTTTAAACAAACAGAACAATATAAAGAACAAATATATGAATTAAATAGTGGTGTTCATTTACTTTTAAATGAATTTAAAAAATTATATGTAATCACAAATATGTATCCAACTAATGAAGAATATCAAACTCAATATCAAAATATTGTTAATAGTTTATCAGAAGTATTATCAAAATTATTTTCCATTTCAAATAATGTACAAGTAGATATTGATACTTTAAACAAAAAGTTATTTGAATTTAATGTTTTAATTGATCAAGAAAGAGAGAAAAATACAGAATTAAAAAGAAAACTAGGAATGGTTGAAAATAAAGGTAATGCTTCTTCTGAAATGATTAAAGATTATAAAAATATTTATGATGAAAGATATTTGCGAAATTGGTCTTTATTATTAAGTTCAATAGTTTGTATTTTAGCTATAGGAGCAATGTATAAAAACTAGTAGTTTAAATTTTATTTTAAATTTATTTATAAAATTTAAATGTTTAATTTTATGAGAAACAAACCTTTACCTTTATATTTTAATAAAAATTTGAGTAATTATTGTACAAAGAAAACTATTGATTCAATAACAAATTTAACTGAAAAATATAAATTAGAGAGAACAAAACCTAAATATGAAAATCTGCTTGGTAATAGTGATATAACTAAACCACCTGAAATAAATTGTTATGCTTTATTAATATTTCTCTCAATGTCATCATTTGGATTTTTTTATTATAAAAATCTAAACTAATATGTTTTCTTAGGTTTATATATAAATGAATTCCAATGAAAACCAAAATAGCAACTCAATAACAATAGATTTAGAAAATTTAAGACAAAAATACAGTAATCTTTTAATAAAATACAAAGGAGCTGTAACTGATTATGTTAACTATTTAAATGTACAATCACAACAACAATGTAGTGATCCTTCAGCAAATAATACAAATTGTAAAAATAATGAAAAATTAGTATCAATACAAGGCAAAGCCTTTAATGGAACTGGTAGTGCTGGTCAAAGTACAGCAACAACATTAGAAACTTGTATGGCTGCATGCGCTCATTCAAAGACATGTAGCGGAGCAACATTTATTTCAAATAAATGTAAATTACGAATTGGTGATTCACCTATAGTTCCTTCTGCTCAAGATTCTTATGCAATTATTCCAAAAGGAAAAGAATTATTACTCAATATTGAAGATATAAACCAACAGTTATTAAATGTAAATAAGAAATTAGTGAATAAAATAAAAGTAACAGAACCTGTATATGATGAAATCAACAAGGATTCATCATTAAAGAATCTTGAATTAATACAAACTTATGAAAGTTTGCTTGAAGAGAGAAGAAATATTGTAAAATTATTAAATGAATATGAAACTTTAGATAATACAGAAAATCAAACACAAATTAATATAAATCAAAATTATTATTTATATATTTTATTATTTATATTAGCATTTGCTATAGTAATATTGTTATATAAAATGTTCAGTTCAGGAAATATAAGCTCAGTTCAAGGTCAACTTCCACCTCCAGTTTCAGTTAAATAATATGGTAATAGATTCAATGCGTATTATATGGTCTTGATGCGTATTATATGGTCTTGTGGTTATGTAGCATTTATGATATATTTTTTTGGTGAAATATTTAACATTTACCTTTAACAAATGTCTTGAAAATGTTTTTCTCAATAATAATATATAATGTCTTCACAAATGGAAAACCTTAGTAATAAATTTAATAGCCTATTAACACAATACCAAGATACATATCAAGAATTTGTTAATACAATTAGTTCTGATAACAA